TTACCCATCGAGGCGGCTTAAGAGTTTTTGTTTGAACTCGCAGTGTTCACTATATAGCCAGCGTGCGCGGCCGTGGATGAGTTTACTTTTTGGCAGAGTGCCGTCTTTGATGCGGTCATAGATGAAGGTCTTTCCGAAACCAGTATCTGCCATGATGAATTTCAGATCAACCAGTGAATCGGGCTGTAATTGGTGTTGCATGGGTTTCATCTCCGGTTTGGAAATCGAACCTGGAAGCCAGGCAAAAAGAACCCGGCACTATTGGCCGGGCAAATAGGGGATAACGTGGCAGTGCATTCGCACCCAATAGCCAGCTCATAACTGACTATCAGTTGCGTCATTCGGTGAAATAGCAGAAATCAGATCTGCGAGTTCGGACTGCAATCCAGCTTGGCGCTGACTTTCCTGTCTTCGTTGCAACGTGCCGCGATACGTACTGCATGAGTTGGGTGTTGCTGCGCCAGTGATTCATCCCAAGCAGTCTGCGTGCCGCTGAGTTATTCTTCATGGTGTATTACCTCTCATTCCTGTTGCTTAACTGTGTAATTTCCGTTTGTCTTAACGCCTACGGAAAAGTAGGTGCCTCCGGTAATGCCGATCCCCCACACGTCGCTCGTACCATCATTCGGCTTCTTCTCGCTGATGAAATGTCTCAGGGCGGCGATGGCGCTCTCAATATCCAGCGTTGAGTTAACCGTCATAGTGATGCGCATAATCCCTCCTCATGCCACCCGCATAGCGCGGAGGCGTTTTAAGTGTTCTGCTGTTTCAAGTTCTTCGGCGATCCGCTCGGTCTGTGCTTTGGTCAGCGGCTCGAATTCTTTTTGAAATCTGCCCATGCTGGCGATGCAGGTGCGACCGTTTCTGATGTAGTGGATGACTTCGTGGGTAGCGCGGATTATTTTGCAGGGTGCGCCGTGAAGATCGGCATACCAGGTATTAGGCTGGATTATCCTGAACATTGGCTGAGTCCTGCATCATGAGGAATACAATCATTGCTCCTCGCAAAGGATTGGCCTCAAATACTGGACTCACACCTTTAGCGTCAACACACCATTCGGTTAATTGGTCTAAGAAAGAAATTCTGTATTTTTCAATGATCGGCCATGCGTCTGTAGGGTTGTTGCAGTAGTCACCAATGGCAACATATCTTGCCGATGGATTTGCCGACTTGTCCAGCAAGGCCATCGACACTGCGCTGTTAATCTCAAAGTCACTCAGCTTGCTGTAATCCATTACATCCTCCCAATCTTCTTACGCAATTCCATCTCACCCTGGCACTCCACACACATCGTGCATCCCGGATACGCTTTCCGGCGCTCGTTACTGAGGCGATCACCGCATTCCTCACAGTGCGTTGCTGATACTGCTGAGTGGTTGAGTCTGTGAGCGGCTACCGCCATTTCTATTCGCTGCTGAGTTAGCTCGCTTGCAGCATCTTGTGTCATAGTCAGTGCTCCATGAACTGTCGGTTAATTAGGTTGAAGGTGAACGCGAGAAAATAAAAAGGCCGCATTAGCGACCTTGTGATTCGTTTGGTTAGCGTCATTCATCCTCCGTGTTATGCTTATCCCATCCATTCCGCTCAATATTCACAGCCAGACGCTTATCTCCGACCTCTTCGATACTCCGACCGGTAATCTCTGCTACTTCTGCGTTGGTGTAGCGCATGAGTGCAGCCAGTTCGCATGCAGTCCATTCACGCATGGTTAATCCTCCGGAGCGGGCCAGTGAGTTACGCTTGCTTCTGACTGAATAAATAGATCGACCGGTTGCCGTTGCTATCTCTTCCACTGAGAATCGACCGAACAGATATAGCTCGGCTGCCGTCCATGGCTTGCCGGTCATCTTGCTGATGAGTGGTGCGCCAATACGTGACGCCTGGCGAGTGATTGCCGATTCGGAACGCTCAAGCTTTTCTGCGATAACCTGAACCGGCATTGTTCTGCCAACTTCATGTAGGAACAGGTTTTCCCACGGTTGCCATGCGACGCTGCTCATGCCGCTTTACCATGGCATTTTATTTTCTGGATCTCAGATTCCAGATCCGCAAGAAAGCTCTTAACTTCAGATTCGATTTCTCGCGCCAGTTCTTCATCGAAATTAATACGCTTCTTGAAATACGCGAGATCAGGCGGCAAGCGATCATCGAAACTAACGAAATCACACCATTTCCGCCCGGTGCACATCATCTGTGCATGCATTTGCAGCATGTACTGGCGCTTTGGCTCACCTGTTTTCAGCGTTTCAAGATGGGTCCAAGTGTTGGGGCATTTGATTTCGATAAGCCCGTCGTCGTTAACAAGTCCGTCCGGGCTGGCTGCGAATCCATAGATGGCTGGGTGATCGATGAGTCCAACTTCAGTGATTTCAGCATCGAACTCATTTAGCGCATACATATCACGGGCTACTGGCTCCAGTTCGGTACCTCGCATCATCGCGGCATTCGAAAACCCTTCCTCCATCTTCCCGGTCAGCCGTTGGCAAATCAGATCTGCCATGTAGTTCTGGCGGCTGGCGGAGTAGCCAGACTTAGTACGGGCCATGACATCAGCCAGGCGACTGGCTGTGACCTTGCCGCAGCGCGCAGCAAACCATTCAGGGGTGCGTTGTTCCATCATTCAGCCTCCATCTCTGCGACATTGACAGGTTCGGCACTGTCGACTGCAAGACTCATGTCATACATGCGGCGCTTCTCAACTGCGCCGATCACCTGTTTCTCTTCTCCGCTTAACGCCACCCAGAACTCCTGATACTTGACGGTACCAAGACGCGCGGCAGACTCACCTTTTGCGATTAGTTCCGGGCGACGGCTATCTGATTCATGGCCCACGTGAACCTCTGCCGTTGTTCCTTCAATCACTCGCTCTGCCTCGTCCTGGTCGAATATGCCAGCGAAACCAAAGGCCAGGCGCGCGCATTGGATAAGTGTCTTATGGCGAAGCATGCGGGTAGGGTGGGACTGCCAGGGTTGAGTATTGCGTTTGCACTCGCCCATATACTCGGTGACTATTGTCGGGTGCTTGCGGTCTTTGCGGTAAATCTTGCAGGTGCACGCGCCTTCTTCCTTGTCGTAAGAGAACTCCATGCCGTCAAACTGAGGATGTTCGTTGATAATGCGAGCCCATCCATCAACGCCGACGACCGGGACAATCCCGCCTTTATCTGGGAAGGCATAAATCTCTTTTGTCCATGGGTTCAGGCCGTACTGGTTGGCGACGATCAACAGGGCTGTAAACTGTTCGTCCGTTACGTTGCCACCTTTAAACGCTGTATTCTTCAGCGTATTCATCAGGTCTGTACCGGCATCCATTCCGAGGCGTGCTGCCAGTTTCCCGGCCATGGTGGAAAGTGCAGTGCTCATTGTTAATCCCCTCAAAAATTAAAACGGGCAGCCGGTACGGTGTTCCCAGTCGTGCTCCGCCTGGGCGTAAGCAACTGCCGAAATGAAATCGTTGTAGACCTCGCCAGCTTTATCGCTGCGAAGTCCTTCGTATGGGCTGGAATCAATCGGGACCGTGAAGTGGAAGAGGCCGGACGGCTCTTTTGGCATCATGTCAATGATTTGCTGCGCCCGGTCGTCGATCCACTTCTCTTTCTCGTCGGTTAACTGCTGCTCGACCCAGCGACGATCCTCTATGTGGTCGTAAGTGAGGTATGCGTTCATGGTTGCCTCAGTAATGAATTTTCGCGCAGGGGATCAGGTCATCTTTTAGAGCGGTAAGAACTTCGATAGCCTGCTCGCGGGTTAAGCTGGTGTGGCTGGTAAGCGCGTTAACGATGTTGGTGCCGACCGTCTTGCGGTGCTTCACGTCAGCTTCACGTTTTGCCTGTTCGTCGGCGATGCGCTTCTGCTCAGCCAGACGGGCTTCTTCTGCCTGTTTTGCTTTCAGGCGTTCAGCTTCTACCGCCGCGGCTTTTTCGCGTTCCGCCCGGGCTTCTGCTTCCTGCTTCTCGCGTACCGCACGCTGTTCCGCTTCAATGCGCTGGCGCTCGGCTAGCTCAGCGCGGGCTTTCTCTTCGGCTTCACGGCGCGCTGCGGCTTCAATCTCTGCTTTGTGCTTCGCTTCGGCATCGCGGCGGGCCTGTTCTGCCGCTTCCTGCTTCAGCCGCTCGTCACGTTCACGCTGAGCCTGTTCCGCCAGGCGTCGCTGTTCTTCGCGGTCACGGTCAATATCCTTGTTCATCAGCAGGGCCATTTCGTGGTCCGCTTCGAACTTAGCCGCCAGCTCCTGATCGAACTTGATGTTCATTTCAAGCGCTTCGGCGTGCATCGCGCTCATGGCTTCCTCAGCCTTAATGCGATCCTGCTCGGCTTCCCATTCGGTGAGTGGTCGGCGGGTGGCATCGCGCAGCTCGTCACAGGCATCAACGAATCGCTTTATTTCGGCCTCAGCAGGACGCACAGCCTCCTTCAGGCGCTTCAGGTACTCACGGCCCGGCTTTTCGATTGCCGTCTTACTGCGGGACACCTGCGCCGCCAAAGAAGCGACACGGTCACGGCCTTTCTTCGTGGACAGGTCCGGCACTTCGTTTACTGCCTGGCGGATTTGCTCGAGGTAAGCATCAAGGCCGCCAGCTACGTACAGCACTGGCGCCTGTTCCGGCTTGATTTCGATAACAGTTAAGTCCGTTACTTCGCTCATGGTTTCTCCTGAAATTTGGATGTGCAGATCCCGCCCGCTTTTAGCAAGGCCGATCGGTTGAATAGGGGGTTAGTGCTGGATAGGATTACCGTGACCGTCCAGGAGGACGTCAATCACGCAGTCACTGAGGCGTATGATTTCTGCATCGGTGTGCAGGTACACCCATTTGCGCTCCTGAATGACTGCTGAGACGCGATAGGTGCGGCCTTCATGCAATGCCATCATGCCTGGCGTGACGCACTGGCGAATGAGCGGGGTGGTTCCGTAGTGGTGCATCATGCCTTCACCTCAACCTGTTTCAGGAGGCCAGCGATATTCATCTGTTGGCGGTTAAGCGTCATCTTTTCACGCGGGTTCGATACCGACGTCAGCTGCCACTCGTTATCGTTGAGCTTTTTGGCTGTGTACTGCTTGCCTTTGTGGGTGACTGTCATGATGCCTCCCGCTTTTCTTTGATGTCGGCGCGGAGGTGAATCTCTTTGCCGCCGGCTGCTGGAAATATGAGAATGTCATCGCGAGCTACGAGCAAGTGAGCTACCGCAAAGAGAGCCTCATCAGTGACATCAAATTTCTCACCAGTGAACTCACGAAAACTGGGTGCCAGTTTGCTTGGCTTTGAACGACCAGCAAAAATGCGCTTAGTCAGACCAGAAAAACCTACTGTGATTGGATTAGCCATAATCATCTCCGCGCTTAAGCCGCGCCGCTGAACTAAAGACCTCTGCATATGCAGACATTTAAGCGGTGGATAGCCGCCCTGATAACTGAGCACCCTCGTGAAGATGCTTTGGTATCAGCAATAAAAAACCCGCCGGAGCGGGTTAGTTGATAGATGCGCCCTTGAGTACAAGGCGTTCTGAAATTTGATCAGCAAGGCCTGATGCCCGCTCTGGGCCACCAGAGTCTTCATCTTTAAACTCTGCTGGATCGATTTCCTGCAATGCCTGGAAGATGATTTCGCTAATCTCATTAGCCTTATCTTTTTCAATCTCACTTGTTAATAAACTGCTTTTCATCGCCTTACCCTCTTGTCTCGTGAGCTAATAAAAAGGCCGCCTAAGCGACCTGTGAATAATCTGATGGGGATAAGCTTTCTTTGCTTATCATCTCGTAACGCTTACCAAGAAAATCTGAGCGATCTTCAATAGAAAGCTCCCAAACCGGTATAAGGACTTTCTGGCAGAACAGACCGGTATCCATCGCGTCCTGTGCAGTGGCAAAGTACATGAAGCTACCCGCCAGTTCGTTGCTTACGCGAGAAACCTGGTCTGCCGTCCGGTAACAAACTTTATATTTTGGAGCCAGTACTTTTGCCATTGCCTCACCTCATAAGTTAATTAACGCGCCGTAACCAAAAGAAAAGGCCGCGCTATGCGACCCAACTATCCGGAAATTCCGGAACGTTCAAACCTCATCTCGCAACTGTTCAAGATGACTTATCGCCGACAAATAACCCCTCTGGTACGGCATCATCATTCCATCCAGCTTTCCACTTCTTAACTCATCTCTGAGCATTGAAATCGCCTTATTAATAACATCCGACTTTGCTTCTCTAATGGCTTGCTTACGAGGTGTGACCTTTTTCTTTGGCAAGTTTCTAAGGCAACGTGGCATATACGTTTGATTCACATCTCACCTCACTTATCTCGCAGTTACCTGTTTGCTCCGGCGGTGACCGGCAGCGTTAAATTAGTGCCGGGATGTTTATCCACGCCCGGCGCGTGGTTTCCCGCTATTCCCCAACAGCAAGAAATCGCTTACTCTTTAATCTCCCCAACAGTAGAAAGGATATATTCATGCAAACCATGCGGACCGTGTGCCCTGACTGTGGAAGTGAGATGTTCAACCAGCCCGATGATTTTGACTTTGAGACAAATTTCACCGGCGTCAGTTGTGCTGACTGTGGTCGCGAAATCACTAAGAACGATGTTGTCAATCAGGCCACGGACACTGTCAAAAAACAGCTCGACGACATGCTCAGGAATTCCCTCAAAGGAACTGGCTGGAAGTTCGACTAATTTCAAAAGCTCCCCGAACTGAGTAAGAACCTCACTGGCGTCTACGTTAAGCAGTAGTGGCGCCGTTTTTTTATCTGCCATACACACCTCATAAGTTAATTAACGCGCCGTAACCGATTTGCTGCTGCGATGGCCAGCTGAGTACAGCGCCACATCCGGCAAGCACATGCCGCTTTCTAATGGCTTATGTCCAAACTCATTGCCGTAGACGATGGCAGCGCGTTCCAGTTGACGCTTGTATTCCTGTTGCTGCCAAACTGCATCCTGTGCAACGAACTTGATAGGCGTTGCGTCCTCAATGCATGATGGCGTGAAGTGGGCCCCTTGCGCCTGCTTCTGTGCGCGGCTTAAAGTAGGGCGGTGCAATGCGTCAGCGCTGTTTGTTAATTCGCTCTGGAGCGCCGCACGACGCTCACGACGACGACCCGATGCTGACCCATTGAATGCTGTTCTGCGTGTCATGGTGACCTCCTGATGAACTTTGGTGATGTGGTAGGTGGGAGACCCATTTCGACCCGATTCGGCCTACTTCACTTCGGCAGTAGTTCCTCGGGCCTCGCCGCTTTACGTGCGACATATTCCCGTCCATGAACCCTTCACCACATCCCAAAATTCACTTTGGTTGGTTCGGCTTTTCAGCCGCGTAGATTCATCACTGAATCGTTGTATGTTCACCGTCCTGGTGAATGTTGCGTCCTGCTGATGGGTATAATAATCACCGCAAGTGGTAATTAAGTCAACACCGCAAGAGATAAAATATTACCGCAAATGATTAAGTTGCTGATATTTGTGTGTATTTATTTTTTCACTCGTAGTGATATGCTCAGAAAAACATCAATGAGGGCATTGCTATGGGCTTAGGAATGGATATGGAACGGGATGAGCTACTGGAAGATCGTGCAGCCTTCATCGCTGGCGAGATTGGCGGAGCAGTTGTTGAGCTGATTATCGGCGGTGTGGTGATTAGTCGTGATGCGATTGTGGATAGCCTGGAAGCCAAACGGAAGTCGGTGGGTAATGTTATTCACAAGGGATTACTGAGGGATGCTGCTGAGTTCGTGAGGAAAGGACAGTAAAAACCCGGCGCGGTGACCGGGCTGGTTAGACAATACTTACTCAGCAGTTCGGATATGAACGAAAGTGCTGACGAACATTTTCGAGTTCACCGAAACGTACGCGGCAGTAGCTGCGCACATAAACCGGTTTGTCGTGTTCGTAGATATAGTCATCACGATTTACATCATGTGCCATCATAACGATTTACCTGTATTTAAACCCAGACTGTAATCCCTTACAGTCTTGCGTTTGCCCCGGCCAACCGTTATCCTCTAATTGTCTAAGTTAGTGGGTAACAGTTAACCTGTACTCAGGAAGTTTCCAAAACTTCCACCTATGAAGCCCCGCTGCAAACGGGGCTTTATTCTTTTGTGAGATCGTCAAACATTGCAAACGACTCAATAATATTGCTGATCCGCTTTGCCTCTTCCCTTGTGAGGTCGCGAGGTAGGTTGCCAATGTTGACAATTAGATCGCCCCGCAATGGGATTGGCAATTCAAAAGTCTTCACTGAGTTTTCCTCTACAGGCTTTGTTGTAGCAGAACGTTGACGCTTTGGCTTTGGCTTAGCCTTCACATCTTCCCCTTTCTCATAAGCAATGAACTTTGATACAGCGCTATTGAAGCGGCTGCTATATGAACGTTTGCTGTCCTCACTGAGTGATACGGTCTCTGCATATCTATCAACGATGCCTTGTACATCCCATGCATCAGCAGGTGAATCAGAAGGTATAAAAACCTCAACGCGTTGACATACCGACTGAATATTCTCTGCTGTTCTGGAACTGGACGCTGTTAGGCGCTCGTAGTTCTCAACAAAGCTAAAGAACTTTTCTTTCGTTAGAAGTTGCATATTCCACCTAAGTAGATCATTTTCCAGGATTTTTTGGATTGAAATGATCCTGGCATAAAGAAGTGGTGTGAGTCAATGTCATGATTGCCATGAGTGAAAAAAAGATTCTCATGGGTGCGTGGTTGTGAGTTTTGACAATTAAAAAAAAGGCCGCATCTCTGCGACCTCCTCATCACCCAAACGTCTCATCAGGCCACCATAAGCACGATCGCAACAACCGAGAGCAAAGTAACCACGCCTACTATCAGATATTCTCTTATCACCCAAACGTCTCATCAGGCCACTGTGACGCAACAACCTTACCTACAACCCGGCAGTGCTCATTGCATGGCATCATAGGGAACTGTGGGTTAAGGGGTTGCAGGAATACCTGCCCACTGTCTTTGATCAGCTTCTTGAATGTGAACTCGTCCCCATTCAGTCGTGCAATACAAAAATCTCCCGGGTCAACTGGCTCTTCTGGGTCGACAAGAATCAACATGCCTTCCGGGAAGCTAGGCTTAGAACCAGCTGGAGCCGTCATCGAATGACCATCAACTTCCAGCCAGAAGGCATTATCGCTGGCTTTCTTTGTTGTGCTTACCCATCGCTCGGCATCACGTTCGGTGAATGTACGAAACTCAGGTGAGAACATACCTGCTTGCACATGCGAGAACACCGGGTAGTCATAGTCGTTGCTGACCACTAAATCAGTGGATACAGACTTGTACATTTCTTCTATCTCTCTGGCGATAGAAGGACTGAATTCACCAACATTAACTTGTAAAACTCTCGCTAATGCAGCCGCATTACTAGCATTAAGCGCATTTACACCATTAAGGAGTGCGGCAATAGCCGACTGTCCGACACTTAAAGCGTCGGCTATGGATTCCTGTGAGAGCTTCAACGTAGACTTTTTGCTCTCATAAATCGCCTTCAGACGTCTAGCGTCTTCAAGCTGTTCTGTTGTTAATGGTTTCTTTTTTATGCTCATAGTAGAAATTTAACACCGTAGGGGATAATTTACTAACACCGCATGTGTTGACATAACTACCTCCAGCGGTGATAATTAATCCATGCACTAAGGAGGTCGTATGGAACAGCGCATAAAACTTAATGAATACGCACAACGATTCGGTCAAACCAAAGCTGCTCAAGACCTTGGGGTTTATCAGAGCGCTATTTTCAAAGCGTTAACAGCCAAGCGAGATATCACGGTAATCGTGCATGCAGATGGTTCTGTTTCTGCTGAAGAATTAAAACCGTTTCCCAGCATTCGCCGCGACAATAACGCAGCCTAAGTAACACCGCTCTTTTCACAATGGCCGTCCGGCCTACGTAGCTGAAAAGCTAACTTCAAATCAAAACAACAAACATGGCTCTGCGTGTCTGCGCATGGGCCTATTTAACTATTTCAACACCAAAGGAATTTAACAAATGGAAAACTCAATTAACCGCAACAAGGTCAATGCCCGTCGCATTGAATCCTGGTTGCTTAACCGTATCGCTATGAAAGGTGGCAACAACGTAGCTAAAGAGATCGGCGTCGATAAGGCACAGATAACCCGCTGGAAAGAAACGTGGCTGCCGAAGATGGCAATGCTGCTGGCTGTTCTGGAATGGGGTGTCGTTGATGACGATATGGCGCGGTTGGCAAGAGAAGTAGCTGCGGTGCTCACAAAGAAAAAATCCCCGGCTGCAACCGAGGATTCAGATCAAATCACGATGGATTTTTAACAACTATTTGCGGAGTTAATTATGCCAAACCAGTTAGGAAAAGCAAATACACATCCTACTCACAAATGCTCGTTTTGCGGAAAAACCAATAACGACGTTGCAACGATCATTACAGGCGACGGTGTATGCATCTGTGATGAGTGCGTTTATTTGTGTGTGGAAGTTATCTTCAAGCAGAACAGGAGAACTAATAATGAGCATGATGTTAATGGTGAAAGCCATGCAAATTAAGGTCGGCAATCCATTACGCAAGCTCGTTCTCCTGAAACTTGCTGACAATGCGAGCGATCAGGGTGAATGCTGGCCTAGCTACCAATACATCGCTGACCAGTGCGAAATCAGCAAACGTTCAGTAATGAGTCATATTGATGATCTTTGCCAGTCAGGATTGCTGAAAAAAGTCTTCAGGAAGGGGCCGAAAGGCAATTCTACAAACATCTACATCCTCACCTTACCTAGTGCAGGAGATTCACTACCTAGTGCAGGAGATTCACTAGGGGGTAGTGCAGGAGCTGCACCCAGAATCAGTCACTCTTTTGAACCAGTCAATGAACCTAACTCTCTCTCTGGGAGCGAAGGATTTATGAGCGAAGCTGCAAAGCGTCGTATTGGCATATCACCCGGAGGCGAAATTCCTCTTCCACCGATGTTCAAGCCAAACGAAGAACACATAGCGATGGCGAGAGAGAAGGGGGTGAGCATTGAAACTGAGTTGCTCAACTTCAAGGATTACCACACTGCGAGAGGGACCATGCTTCTTGACTGGAATTCAGCATTCCGCGTCTGGATCAGAAATGCACGCGTTAACCCGCTCACCAGAAAGCAACGTAGTGAACCCGAAACTCCACACTGGAACAGCCGAGAGGGCTGGGAGGACTTCCTGTGACAATGCAACTGATGACAGCTATTCAGAACCGTGATGGTGAAGCAATGGCCCGGATGTCCGGAAGCCACGATCCGAAAAACGTAATCAACATCGAAGCCGAGAACCTGGTTGACTCACTGTTTCGCCAGCTAAAGCAAATATTCCCAGCAGCATCTCAGACCAACCTGAAGACAGATTCTGACGAGAAGACTGCAAAGCGACAGTGGATCGCCGCATTCTCTGAAAACGGGATACGCAGCAGAGAACAGCTTTCCTCAGGGGTAAGGCATGCAAGGGCCAGCGAGTCACCTTTCTGGCCTTCCCCTGGGCAATTCATCAAGTGGTGCAAGGACAGCAGTACAGTTCTTGGAGTTAACCTGTCTGATGTGATGAATGAGTTTCATCGCTACAGCAGAGAAAAAGGTGTTCACACTGGCGGCGCGGAGAGGTTCCCTTGGTCACATCCTGTCATGTACTGGATTATCACAGATACGCGACGGGCCATGTATCAAAGGCAACTTAGCGAAGTTGAAACTGAAAAGTTCGCAGCTAAAAAGCTCGAAGAATGGGCGCTAAAAGTCGCTGGAGGCGAACAAATCCCATCACCAGTTATGGCCATTGAGTGCAGTTCCGATGTCATTCCCGTAACCCATGAGAGCCGTAATATCGGTTATCACCCTGAAGGAAAAACATTTGGCTGCATGCCTAACGCTGCAACTTTGGGGGCGCTTACTCCAGCGCAGTGGCTATGGGATGAATATCTCAAAGGGAAGGCCGCTGGCCTTATCAGGTGAAGACGATGGACAGCTTAAAGCAACGCATTCTCGATTACGTATCAGCTAACCAGTCAGCCAAGGTTGATCTGATTTACAAGGAAGTCGGCATCAGTCGCAACCGCTACTACGAAGAGGCGAAAGAGCTTCGTTTCATGGGCAGATTGCGCAGCGTTCCTGGTATTGGCGTATTCCCCGGCGAAAAGGCGTTCCAGCAATGGCTGAAGAATGGCGGAGGCGAGTCCATCAGGCAGCGTGCCGTTGATGCTAACCAGAGTAGCCAGGTAGCAAAAGGCGTTATCAAGAAAGATAAAACCAATAGTGACGATCCGAAGATGTTCACCCCATACAACCCGGAGAATAACGGTGTTGTAGCGGAGTTCATGCAGAGCGACGCACGCAAGCGGCTGATGATGATTTACGGGAGAGCTGGAGCATGAAAGAAGCACGCAACACGCGAGAAATCATTGAGCAGGAATATAACGAATTTCCTGAAACCATCCTCCACGCAGAACTATGCCGCGCCTGTGCTCGCGTAGACGGTCGCAGCATCAAGCAGTCGCTCAAGGCATTTGCTCTGGCACGTATCGAAAAGGTTGATAGCAAGCCACTTAAAGGCGCACTGGAGCAGATGGCATCCAGCATGTTTCCAGAGACAGAGATAGCCCGTATCCGCGCCTGTGTAGGTCGCATGGAGTCGGCACTGGTTAAGACATTCGGAGTGAAGCGAGCATGACTGAAGCAACGGCAATAATGCACTTCGTCCTGGCATCAGTTGGGATGCTTTACGTCATGTGCAAAGCAGGTGAATGGGTCGTATCAATGACCATGAAACAGTGGTGTAAGCGTCGCAAAGAGTCGGTAAAGCAGAAGGCTGTTAATGATTTATACGATGCCTTTGAGCTGGAAAAAATCACTGCCGGAGAGACCGTAAAAATCGCAACCAAAAGTAACCTGGTCATCATGATGTACCGAGAAAAACCCCATGACTGAAGCCTACATAGCAGAGCTATCTGCAAGCGTGGCCGTGATAGTCGGCCTTTTTTATGCAATACGCAAAAACATCGATTAACAGGCCTGCTTAGCGGGCCTTTTTTATGAGGGTAGGGTTATGACTAGCAGAGAAAAATTTGAACAAGCCATTAAGGCGCGCTTCGGTGACTTGATTGACTACCGGGTCTGTAAAAACTCAGATGGTGAGTACATGGACTGGGACATGCAGGTTGCATGGTGGGCATGGCAAGCAGCAGAAACAGACATGGCAGTACAGCTCACTAACGCCGAGAGCAAGTGCAGGGATCTGTCATCGAAAGCAATGGAGCTGGTATGCGAAGCCAGCCTGGTTTACAGCAAGTACAACGACACGCAGATGCCAGACCGTGACCTTGTTGATATGCAGACGCTTCAGGAAATGCACGACCTGTGCAAAGGAGCAGCCCAATGACAGCACTCAACAAACAGGCGCTGCGTGAAGCGGCGCAGGAAGAAATAATGCTCCGCTCTGTCAGTGATACCTCTGACGCCTGGCAGGATGAAGCAAGCCCGGAAGCTGTGCTGGCGCTGCTGGATGAGCTGGAGAAAGAAAAAGGCTACGCCAGCGCATACGAAGGGGAAAAGTGGCATTACCACCAGTTAGCAGAATCTGAGGGCGAGCGTGCGAACCGGGCAGAGGCCAAGTTGGAAGCAGCAGAGAAGCGCATAGCAGAACTGGAGGCGCGACAGCCGTACGGATATCTGAGAGAGAATGACGGTCAGATTCAAATATCTATTGGTAGCGAGCGACCACATGACCGTTCTGGTGGCTACGCTACGCCGTGGTTCGCAATCTATACCGCCGCTGGCATTGGCGTGAAGGGGGAATGAGATGAGCAAATTTACAGACGTACATGATCTGTTAACCGCGTACCAGAAACAAGCTCGGAAGATACCAGCTAAGGGTGTTTATGCCTCAAGGCATCGTCAGGTTGAAGTTAATGCTGTGCACGTACGCAAGATAATGCGCAAGCGTCGGCGGTCAGTCGGCAAGTCAAATAAACTCGGATGTCGCTTTACTGCAGAAATGCGCGTGGCACTGATTTGCGATATGAACTTTTGGGCGCTGGTATGTCGCTCTAACCGTAAGCAGGAGCATGCAGCATGACAACTAACCACCCGGCGCACGGTCCTGTATCACTCGAGCGCCTGCACCAGATACGCGAAATACTCAGCAAAGCATCCGCACAAAGCGACGGCGGTAATCTCTGCTGCGCAATGGCTGATGCTGTGAAGGTGATTGATGTGGCGATTGCAGCGATGAATGCGGATCCTGTGGCGTGGCGATATCGCTATGTGCATACGCCAAAGACAGAAGAGCATGGTTCACCATTCACTACGGAATGGAAACTCTGTGATAGCGAGGATGAGTGTAACCCGTCAGATTGTTTTGAGCGCCAGCCACTCTACACAGCACCACAGTTACCGCAGCCAGCGGTGTTATCAGTGCCAGATGAAATACCGAAACTGAAAGATGGAATGGGCTTTAAGCATGTGAAAGATGGCGTCCGATATTCCTTAAATTATGCCAACGGATGGAATCAATGCCGCGCCGCCATGCTTCAGGCCGAACCTGCAAGTAATAGTGATGAGTTACCGCCGGACTATCTGCAAGGACACAAAGACGGACTGGAGTGGGCTGCACAACTGGCAGAGGCTAATCATCCGCAAACAGGTGACTGGTTGTACGACGACCAAATCGAGCTTGCCAGGGCGATTCGCAAAGGTCCGGATATGCCTACCGTTCAGGATGGCAAGTCTCCGGTAACTCCGGATTGTTGGTGTCGAATTTGCCGACCGGTGACGATGAGTGACATGCGTTTTGTCGTCTGCCAAGAATGCGGCAACAAGCGCTGCCCTCATGCAAATGACCATAACAACGCTTGCACCGGCAGTAACGAGCCAGGGCAGGTTGGTAGCGCATATCCAGCAGCACCGCAGCAAGATGTGAAGTCAGCACTTGAACATGGGATGCAGCGTTACGCCGGTGCTATGCAAAAGCTGTCAGAAGGGGATAGGTGATGGCTAAATTTAGCACCATTCAGGAGTTAACGGGGTCTGACATGGGACAAGGCCGTGCGCTGATGAATCGTTACTGGAGTTCATCATCACTTCCAGTTCGAGAAAAGCGGCAAAACATGCCTAGGCTATGCGTATTTCGTAGGGATAGGGTGTTACGAAAATTGATGAGTAATGAGATGAATGCTTTGGTTAATCGCATAACTGAATTCCAATCTTCTGCAACGTCAAGCAACATTACTCACTCTCAAAATTAGTGTTATAATTATGTCGCAGTCGGATTGAGCACCCGGCTGTGACCTCTGCATCTGATTGGGAAATTAGATGCGAAACACAAAGAGTACTTCAAACCACCTGTCACAGATGCAGAAATGCACCTGCGATTTTCTGCATTCTGCGTTACCTCTCGGAGGTGGCGTATGAAACAGCCTGTTTTCTACCTCCGCGACGAACGCGTTCGCGATAACCTCATCGACTACATCAGGAAGCTGCCCGTTAACGACGCTCTGCCGCTCGTGGTGAAGTTTTCTGAGGCTGACCGCACTCTCGCCCAAAACGACCTCTTCCACGCTCTCTGTGGAGATACAGCGAAGCAATTGCAATGGGCTGGCAAGTCGCGCGACCTCGCTTCATGGAAAGTCCTGTATGTCTCAGGCCATGCCATTGCCACCGGTAAGCCTGGTGAAGTGGTGCCGGGTCTGGAAGGGGAGTTCTGCGCCATCCGGGAAAGCACTGCGAAGATGGGCATCCGTCGCATGACCAGTCTCATCGAATACAGCCAGGCATTTGCTGTGCAAAACGGCGTGCAACTCCGTGAAGTTCGCTACTCAGGTGATTACTTCGGGAGGGTTGCGTAATGGCTAGCCCTCTCGCTCGCATCATCACCAACGAAATCTACCGGGTCCGGACACGCACTAAGCGCAAGCCTGAACTCAAGCCATCCGAAATCCCATCACTGCTCGGCTACACCGCACGACTGACCCAGGTGAAATGGGATCGCCTGAAAGCGCGGAGGTCACATGGCTAATTTATGCAAAGCGGCACGCGGCCGCGAATGTCAGGTGCGGATCCCCGGCGTATGCAACGGCAATCCTGAAACCTCAGTACTGGCTCACATACGTCTTGCTGGTCTATGCGGGACCGGAATCAAGCCGCCTGACCTGATCGCCACCATCGCATGCAGCAGTTGCCACGACGAGATTGATCGCCGCACCCGTCTGGTCGATGCGGAATTTGCAAAGGAGTGCGCGCTGGAAGGCATGGCTCGCACGCAGGTCATCTGGCTTAAAGAGGGGCTCGTGAAAATATGAATATTTTCGATATCACGCCAGTCAGCAAACCCCGCATGACTCAACGGGACCGGTGGGTAAAACGTCCGGCAACAGCGGCATATTGGGCTTTTAAAGCCGAAGTACGCCAGCTCGGGATCTGTCTGCCTGATTCCGGTTATCACGTCACCTTCATCATTCCCATGCCAAAAAGCTGGAGCCAGAAGAAGCGCGCGCAACTCAACGGCCAGGCGCATCAGCAGAAACCGGATAAAGACAACCTGGAAAAGGCGCTACTCGATGCCATTTTCGACGACGACAGCCGCGTCTGGGATGGCCGGGTGACAAAGCTTTGGGGAGAGAAGGGGCAGATCATTATTGGGGAGTGCGCACCGTGACCAGAGACGAGATAACCCGATATCAGGCCGAAAGCGTTAAGCGCGCCAACCTGCCGCCAGTAGCAAAGCACAGCCAGAACCAGACCAAAACCAAACAGCCATTAGGAGAAGCAGCATGAATCTTGAAAGCACAGTTAAATTTCACTCTCCTAAATCACCGCAACTATCAGATTCACCAAGGGCGACCGCATCAGATTCTTTAACTGGTACTGATGTTATGGCGGCATTCGGCATGGTGCAAAGTCGCGCCCCGCTTGGATTCAGTGCTTTTAGCGGAAAGATGAATCTGAGTGATGCTGATAAAAAGAAATCCGTTCAGTTGCTAATGCAATACGGGATAAAGCACTGCGATAAGGTGGCAGCCATTCGCAAGCTTGAGACTAATGTTAAGGGCAAGGTTCTGCAAACTCTCGCAACTTTTGCATATCAGGATTATTGCCGGTCAGCAGCCAGCCAGGTTACCTGCTCATGCTGTAAAGGTCGCGGCGTAATCAGGAAGGAAACACTGGTAGTTAAGCATCCCGGATGTGGAGAAAAAACGCCTGCAAAAACAGCGAATGAACAGGTAGAAGAGACGTGCAAGAAATGTAGTGGCCGAGGCGTCATTTCAACATCCTGCGTGAAGTGCAGAGGAAGAGGTATGGCATTGGATCGCAAGAAGTCAGAGGAGCAGGGTGTTCCAGTTATGAGCGCTTGCCGTCAATGCTCAGGCAGGGGATATGAGCGCCTTCCGGCAGCGTCCTGCTATCGATCCATCCGCCAGTTTACTGACGCTATTTCACCGGGTGTATGGGACAAGGCCGTTAAGCCATTCTATGAGACTTTAATTGCAGAGATTGAAAAGGCGGAATCAGCGGCAAATGCGATTTTATCGAAAGTTACTAGCAAAGTTTGATTCCGATAACGATTGCAGCTTGCATAATGACGAAAGTTAGAATATCATCGCCCTAACACTAAAAATCCGTGAATTGTTACGGTAAAGAATTCAAGCCTGAGGTTAACGCCTCGGGCTTTTTTATTGCCAAATCCCAGCCAGGGTATCTTCAGCCGCAGAGCTGACATTGCCACACCCTCACCTTCCTGGCTTGTCGCCAGGTTTTTTATTCCAGGCCCCGTGAACCATCCTCGACATGCCTACTTGTTAAATCGTCCCGAGGGCCTGATCCCTTACTACAAACAGCACCCCGTTTTTTCGGAGGTGATATGGCTAAACGTATGCAAGATAAAGAAAGCATTGCCGGAGTGTCATGGCTGATTGTCCTTGCTCTGTCATGCTGGGGCGGCCTGGTCCGATACCTTATTGACGTGAAGCAGAACAAAGCCGCCTGGAGCTGGGTCAATGCGCTGGCGCAAATTGCAGTGTCCGGCTTTACCGGTCTCATTGGTGGCCTGATCAGCGTTGAAAGTGGTCTGAGCCTATACATGATCCTGGTTACTTCTGGTATCAGCGGGGCGATGGGGTCCGTGGCGCTGACTTATTTCTGGGAACGACTGACGGGGATGAAGAATGCAAACCAGTGATAAAGGCATTGCCCTGATCAAGCAGTTCGAAGGCTGCAAACTCACCGCGTACCAGGACAGCGTTGGCGTCTGGACGATCGGCTATGGCTGGACTCAGCCTGTTGACGGGAAACCAATCCGCGCCGGGATGACGATTAAGCAGGAAACAGCAGAACGTCTGCTGAAGACCGGACTGGTCAGCTACGAAAGTGACGTGTCCCGCCTGGTTAAAGTCGGCGTGACTCAGGGGCAATTCGACGCCCTGGTGTCGTTCACGTATAACCTTGGCGCCAGGTCACTGTCGACATCGACTCTCCTGCGAAAACTCAACGCCGGTGATTATGCTGGCGCTGCCGATGAGTTCCTGCGCTGGAATAAAGCTGGTGGCAAAGTGCTGAACGGGCTGACCCGTCGGCGGGAGGCAGAGCGAGCTCTGTTCCTGTCATGATTAGCGCACTGGTTAAGCGTTACTGGCTGCAGTTGCTGGTGCTGGCGTTAATCGGCGCACTGGCTTTCTTCGTGAACCACTACCGCGACAACGCTATCAACTACAAAGACCAGCGCGATAAGGCCACTGAGAAACTCAGCCTGGCGAACGCCACCATTAAAGACATGCAGACACGCCAGCGTGATGTTGCTGCGCTGGATGCCAAATACACCGGAGAACTGGCTGATGCGAAAGAAACCATTGAGCGTTTGCATAGCGATGTCATTGCTGGCCGTAAGCGGCTGCAGTTCAACGCAAACTGTCCCGCGAACGGAGCGACCAGCGCCAGCGGCATGGATGATGCTGCCACCGCCGAACTCACTCCAGACGCTCGACAAAATTATTTCCATCTCCGAGAGCAATTAGTCACGGCAGAGAAGCAAATTCTTGGTCTTCAGGAATATGTCCGCACGCAGTGCATGAAGTAATTCGTCACCCCTTTTACACACACAAAGCCTGACTCCGGTCGGGCTTTTTTATTGGGGGATGACAAACCCCAAGAAGATCCAGCCACTACTGCAAAGCATCATCGCCCTGCTGCATAGGGCAGATCCTCTCCATTCCGATGACTATCGAAGGTAGAGGCATACTGCGTCTCACACACGCACATCAATACACAGAACCTTTCAGGATGACCCTTGAGGATACCGGTTTGGCTATCGGTGCCTTCTGTGGGCCGGACTCCTGTGTGACAAGGTTCATCACTAAAAGGTAACTACCGATGCAATTAGTTGAAATCAAGAAGCTCGACTTGGTAACCAATACCGCAGCCATCGCCGAGGGCGTTGGGCGAGACCATGACACCATCATCAAGCTGGTTGACCGTAACAAAAGTGACCTTGAGGAATTCGGAGAGGTCGGATTTGAAATCCGAGCTGGGTACAACAATTCCAAAGTTCGCGTCGCGTTGTTGAACGAACAGCAAACCACGCTACTGATCACCTACATGCGAAACAACGAAGTTGTCCGGGCATTCAAGAAGCGCTTGGTATCTGAGTTCTTCACGATGCGCAGCGCGCTGGCAAAGAAGAAGATGGATCGCAACTCGGCGCGCCTGGAATACAAGCCTATGACCGACGCCATTAAACATGAGCGAGAGGCTCAGGGTAAGCAGATTGCACCGCATCATTTCTCCAATGAGGCTGACCTGATTAACAGGCTGGCGCTGGGCATGACGTCTGCTAAGTTCCGCGTGCATCACGAGATCGGAAAGAAAGAGCCAATCCGCGACTACCTCACGCCAGAGCAAATCCACTGCATCACCGAGCTACAGCGTGCTAACACCGTGTTTATCAGCATGGGGTGGGACTTCGAACAACGCAAAGAAGTGCTGCGCGGTATGTTCGAGCGTAATCACCGTCAGCCTCTTATCGAAGAACAGCACCGCCTGGCGGCCTAAGCTACAAAAATAGCTTCGAGAGCCACTTTCACAACGGTTCTTCATTACAAAGCTCATCTGCGGGTGGGCTTGATAATGGTAATTACTTAGCATTAAATGGTGGTTGACATAATTCGTTGATTTGCAATGGTTATTTTGTTGGGGGTATAATTCGCTCTCTTAGATAAGAGGGGGTTATATGCTGACAATAATTTTGTTTGGCGCTGGCTGGAAAGGCGATGTTTGGGCTCTCGAGAGCTACAGTCCCGTTATTAAGGCTCCTGATCAGACATTTCGGCTTCTGAAAAGCTCTGGGGGTACCCCGATCTTCGAGGATGCTGAGTTTGATGTTTTCGAATATCAGCTGGGCGATGAAATTTATCTGGTTGGCTGTCATGGGAATAAGCCTAGCGACGATGTGATTAAGTCCCACATCCAGCATGGTGACCCTAAGCCGAAACCATACAAAACACTGTAACCGCCTCCGGGCGGTTTTTTACAGCCATCACCATGGGCAGACACATCGTAATGGCATGGAGGCATTCTATACTTATTCAGAATCCCGCTTGGTTTTCACCATCGCAGGTAAAGTAAATGAGTATGTCAAAAACACTTCTGTAAACTTCAAAAGTTGGTCAACTTCATCGGCGGTGAACTCTTCATCTGAATGAACTGCAACATTAGTATCAATACGGACGATGTGTGCCCAGTCAGCCATTTCTTGTGTTATCAGGCCCGTATCTCTTATTGCAGATATTCGTTTTACTAACTTATCCTCATTGCCTGTATGAAGCGCCTTGGTGGCTATGTCGATCACTTTACGGCAGTTCATTGCGCTGGTTTCAAAGCGTCCTTTTGCAAAATCTTCTTTTGCCTCTACAAAAAATTTTGCAGCTCTCTCTGGGGTTGCTTCTGGCGCGGAAAAGGTTTTATGTGATGGGTAAATATCAAGGACTTTAAATCGTGGGTTATCATTGAGAATGACGGGGTATAATTGCGTCTTTGCATAATCCTCTGGGGTGCTTTGAATATCTATTTCTACCTCAGCAATCAAAAGCTTGAAGCATGAATGACATTGAAATACCAGCGAGTAACATTTTTGTCTTAAAGGTGCTTGTTGAATACATCTCAATACAGCCCGTTCCTTTAAGCAGTGGGGGCATGTCTTATCAATTGACAGCATTGCCATTCTTAATCTTCCTTTGGAGCAGATAACATATTTATGGCACTCACCGACAAACAAGAAATGTTCTGTCGCGAGTACCTCATCGATTTAAACGCCACACAAGCGGCTATTCGGGCGGGGTACAGCGTCAAGACCGCAAACCGCATAGCTGCCCAGAACTTGTCAAAACTTGATATCCAAAACAGAATCGCCGAACTGAAAGCGAAGCGCAATGAAGATGTGGGTATTGATGCTGATTATGTATTGCGGCGCTTGGTTGAAATCGACCAGATGGACGTTCTGGACATCCTGAATGACGACGGCAGCCTCAAGCCAATTACTTCATGGCCTAAAGCCTGGCGAATTTCGCTAACCGGTTTGGACATCAGCACGACCATTCAGAACTTCGACGAAGAGACGGCGGAAACCATCCTCAAAAAGGTAAAGTGGCCTGACAAGGTGAAGAACCTCGAATTGCTCGGCAAGCACGTTCGTGTGCAGGCATTCAAAGAGCAGATCGAGCAGAAGGTCACAGCCACCCACAGCATCATGCCCGTTCCGTCCTGCGACAACGTTGATGACTGGGAGGCGGCAGCGCAGAAGCAACAGAGCGAGGTTCTTGGTGGATGAATTACAAAGCCGTCTGGAAACCATTGCCGGGGTCGCAGTCGCTTTCCCTGAGTTGCCCGTGTAACGAGATTCTCTATGAAGGAACTCGTGGGCCCGGTAAAACCGCTGCGCAACTGGCTCGCTTTCGTCGTCTGGTTGGCCTTGGATATGGTTCGTTCTGGCGAGGTGTGATATTCGATACCGAGTATAAAAACCTCACCGACATCATTACCCAGTCAAAGCGTATGTATCGCCTGTTTAATGACGGTGCACGCTATCTGGCATCAGCATCTGAACTTCGTTGGGTATGGCCGACTGGCGAAGAGCTGCTGTTCCGCTTCGGGAAGGAAGAGAGCGACTACTGGGACTACCATGGTCAGGAATTTCCGTTCATCGGCTTCAACGAACTGACCAAGCAGCAGTCCCCTGAATTCTACGAGATGATGTTCTCCTGCCGGCGGTCATCGTTCAGGCCGGAAAACTACCCGCTGGAGAATGGGAAGTTACTGAGGCCAATCCCGCTGGAGACGTTCAGCACGACCAACCCGTTCGGCATCGGTCATACCTGGGTGAAGAAGCGCTTCATTGAGCCGGCGCCGCGCGGAACCGTGCAGCGTGACAGGCAAATGGTGTTCAACCCTCAGACAGAACGAGAAGAGGAAATCACGCTGACCCGCGTGGCCATCCACGGCTCGTTCAAAGAGAACCCTTACCTCGACCCGCAGTACATTGCGACCCTGATGGCTATTAAAGACCCTAACCGACGCAAAGCGTGGGTAGAGGGCTCGTGGGATGTTACCAGCGGCGGACGTTTCGACCATCTGTGGAATGCCTCGCATCATGTCATCAAGCCATTCCGCATACCGGATAGCTGGACGGTCGACCGCTCGCATGACTGGGGCGAATCAAAACCGTTTTCCAACCTCTGGTGGGCACGATCCGACGGAACCGCCGCAGAGCTGCCTGATGGTCGCCAGTTCTGCCCGCCAGCCGGGTCGCTGATCCTGATTGGCGAGTGGTATGGCTGTCCACCTGACGAGCTGAACAAAGGGCTCAATATGAGCTCGACAAACGTCGCCAAGGGTGTGGCCTGGATTGATAAGCGGCTGATGGGCGAAGAGCTGCCTGAACCTGAAGAGATAAAACTCAATGGGATAACTCAGGGGCAACTGAACATCATGCCCGGTATCTGCAAAAAGGTTGTGCCGGGCCCAGCTGACGGTGCCATCTACAACACTGGCGATGACGAGCTCTCTATTGCCCAGAAGATGGAATCGCAGGGCGTTAAGTGGGTTCCATCCAACAAGAAACCGGGATCGCGCGTAAACGGAGCGGCCCTCTTTGCTGACATGCTGGAGGCCGTCCTTGAGGGTAAGAAACTGGAATCTGGTGTACCTGAGAAACCAGCATTCTACGTGTTTGAGTACTGTCGTGGTTGGATAAGCCGTGTGCCGGTGCTCGTTCGCGACAGCAAGAACCCTGATGATGTTGATACCCAGCAGGAAGATCACGACTGGGACGGTACGCGATATGCTGTCCTGCATTCACCGCCGAAGAAAGTCGGCAAAGTCACCAACCTGAGGCTCTAACCCCATGCCTGATATTTCAACACCCAATCTGGACTATGGGAACATGGTGCAGGCGTGGGACATTAACGACGCCCTGATGGGCGGTACGCTGTATATGCGCCAGCTTGGTGAGGCTTATATGCCGCGCTGGCCAAAAGAGGACAAAGAGGACTACAAAAAGCGTCTGGCTGTGGCCACGCTGCTGCCTGCCTACGAAGAGACCATTAATCAGAACGTCGGGCGCGTGTTTGCAGAGCCAATCCAGTTGGGTGAGAACGTTCCGGATGCGTTGCGTGAGTTCGCTAAGAACGTGGATCTGGAAGGCAGTCGACTCGATGTATGGGCGCAGGCCTTCTTCAGCCTGGCGATGCAATACGGCTTGTCGCATGCGCTGGTGGACTATCCCAGGGTAGATGGCGAACAGGTTAAGACCAAAGCCGATGAAAAGGCCACCGGCGCGCGGCCATACGTCACAATGTTGAATCCTCGCCAGGTGATTGGCTGGAAGTCGAAGATGGTAGCCGGCAAGGTCCAACTCACCGCGCTACGCATCAAAGAGGTGGTTGTCGAAGATGGCGACGACTTCGGGCAGACAAAAGTCGAGCAGATTCGATTGCTAACACCAGGACTGGTGCAGATTTACCGCAAGGCGACCGGCGACAATGTCCAGGCGAACTGGGTGCTGCACGAAGAGTGGCAAACGTCGCGGAAGGACATCACGCTTGTCACGCTCTACACCAAGCGCACCGGGTTTATGTGCGGCTCTCCGCCATTGCTCAACATGGCGCTGCTGAACGTTAAGCACTGGCAGAGCCAGAGCGAACAGGACAATATCCTGCACGTTGCCCGGGTGCCGATACTGACGGTGTTCGGGCTGGAAGAGGGGCAGGAGCTGGTGATTGGCTCTTCCTCTGCGGCAAGTTTTAACGATCGCCAGAAACAGGGCCTCGAATACGTCGAGCATACCGGCTCATCTATCGGTGCTGGCAAAGAGTCCCTGACCGACCTGGTAGAGCAAATGCGCCAGGCTGGCGCGAAGCTGCTGCGCACGGACAACACCTCAACGAAGTCTGTAGACCAGACCTCGGAAGAGAAGATGCAGGAACAGTCACCGCTCTACACCATGGCAACCAGCCTGGAAGATGCGATCGACAACATCCTGCAAATCATGGCCGAGTACATCGGGGAATCTGAGGGGGGTAACGTCGATGTCCGTACCGAGCTGGATGTTGAGTCGAAAGAGTTCAACCCGCCAGCGGCGCTGGCCATTCAGTCGTTGCGCCAGGGCGGTGATATCCGTCGTGTTGACGCCATCAAGTCTCTGCAGAAGCTGAACATTATCGATGCTGACGCAGATCCTGACGTGGTGCTGAGCGAGTTGCTGACCGAATCAGCCTCTTTGACTGAGCCGCCACCTGGCGAGGTGTAATATGGACCGCTCCGTTAACGATCGCCTGCAGGACGAAACGATAGCGCACGGGTTGTATGTGAACCGCTACGGCACTGGTGTCGCCCGGCGCATGGTGGCGTTGCTGAGCAAGATGGATGCTGACCTGGCCGCCAAACTGTTGGTGCTGCTGGACGGCAAGCGTGCCGATACTTATAGCGCCCGTCGTCTGGCATCGCTGCTGGCTGGCGTGCGCGACCTGAATCAGCAGGCGTATGACCCGGTTAATGCTGCGCTGACGCGCGAACTGACGCGCTACGTTGAATATGAGACCGGGTATCAGCTGGACCTGTTCAGCAGCATCATCCCTAAACAGATCCTCAAGCATGTGCCGCTCCAGAGCATTGCGGCAGAACAGGTTTACGCCTCAGCAGTGGCGCAGCCCTTTCAGGGGCGGTTGCTGAAAGAGTGGGGTCAGAAGCTTGAATTGGATCGGCTGGACAAAATCACCAACGCTGTTCGCTCTGGATTCCTTCAGGGCGAAACGGTAGAGCAAATTGTCCGGCGCGTTGCCGGCACGCCGAAACTCAACCGCGAGGATGGGGTGATCAACACCTCTCGGCGTGACCTGGCTGTGGTGACCCGCACGGCAGTGAACCATATGGCCGCCACAGCGCGCCAGGACTTCGCTCTGGCAAACAGCGATATCGTGAAGGCCAAGCAGTGGTCTTCCACGCTGGATACCCATACCAGCCAGTGGTGCATCATCCGCGACCGCAAGCTCTACACGCTCGACGGCAAACCGCTGGGGCATGAAATTCCCTACCTACGCGGGCCGGGAAAAATCCATTTTCTATGCAGGTCCTGCGAAATCCTGCTCACGAAGTCGTGGGAAGAATTGCAGATAGCCTCTGGCGAGCTGAGCAACGCTACGCGGGCAAGTATGTCGGGCCAAGTTCCCGCTGGGCTAAGCTTCAGTGAGTGGTTGGTAAGGCAACCCTACGCACGAATGGAGCAAGTACTTGGAGTGACCAGGGCTCAAATGCTCCGGGATGGAAAGATGCAGGTCCCGGACTTTTTTAATGATAGAGGCGAGTTTCTGACCCTGGACGAACTGCGCCGCGTGGATGCGTCGGCGTTTGAATAACTGAATAAGGTAACAAAACAATGACTCAACATATTGGCGTGAAGATCATCAATGCTTACCCGATGGATCGTCTGTCATATAACGACCTCCGTGGCTGGGAGCTGCCAGGTAACGAAAATGGCAGTGACGAAGGCTACCTCGTCGAGTATTTGGATGGCGGAAAGCCAAATACCGATCGCTTTAACGGGTATGTGAGCTGGAGTCCGAAAGATGTGTTCGACAAAGCCTACCGACCAGTATCGGGCCTTAGCTTCGGATTGGCTGTGGAAGCTCTGAAATTAGGCAAGCGTGTTACCCGGACAGGCTGGAACGGCAAGGGCCAGTACGTGATTTTAATCCCCGGCGATCATCTTGCCCGCTCTGCCGGTTATGGATTTGGTGAGGCTATCGGTGAGTTCAGCTTTGGTAGCGTGATGGCGCTCAAAAATGCCCAGAACATCATGCAGCCAGGCTGGGTGCCGAGTCAGGGTGATGTATTGGCCGATGATTGGAAAATTCTCTAACCAGTTACTGAACATTTTAACAGGCTGCCTTCGGGTGGCCTTTTTTATGCCTGCCGCTGAGCGGATGCGACGCGGTGACCGGGTCGGATGACCCACTATCAATGGCCGGAAGGCTGGAGCAAAACAATGAAACTCAAACTCGATGCTAACGGAAATGTGGTCGTTGAAAACGGTATGCCTGTGTACATCCATGATGATGGCAAAGAGATCCCGTTCGATGCAGCCGCAGCGATGACCAAAATCACCTCCCTGAATGGTGAGGCGAAAACTCACCGTGAAGCGAAGGAGGCGGCGGAAGCCAGTCTCGCGAAATTCTCTGGCATCACCGATCCGACCAAGGCACTCGAAGCCCTGGAGATGATGACCAAAATCGACCAGAAAAAACTGATCGATGCTGGCGCTGTAGACCAGGTAAAAGCTGAGATCACCAAGGTATTCCAGCAGCAGCTGGATGAAGCGAACGGCAAGACCAAACAGCTCGAAAGCCAGCTCTACGACGAGATGATCGGCGGCCGCTTCGGTGGCTCTAAGTTCATCACTGAGAAGATGGCGATCCCGGCTGAGTTCGTGCGCTCCCACTTCGGGCAGAACTTCAAAATCGAAGACGGCAAGGTTGTGGCCTATGACGGCCAGGGCAACAAGGTGTTCTCCCGCACCAAGCCCGGAGAACTGGCTGGCTTCGACGAAGCGCTGGAATCTCTGGTCGAGTTGCATCCGCAGAAAGACTACATCCTCAAAGCGTCCGGTAATAGCGGCGGTGGCTCCCACCAGTCGCAGCATCAGGCCGGGCAAAAAACCATGAAACGCGGTGCGTTTGACGCTCTGGATGGCGCAGGCAAGCAGGCTGCGCTGAGCGACGGCGTCAGCATCGTCGATTAATCGAAAGGATATTTAGAATATGAGCAATACGCTTACTGGGTTGATTCCTACTCTGTACACCGCACTGAACCGCGTATCCCGCGAGCAAGTGGGCTTCATCCCTGCCGTTGCGCGCAACGCGAAAGCTGATGCTGCGGCTAAAGACCAGACCGTCACCGCACCGGTTGCGCCGCCGACCACCACAGTTGATATCACCCCTGCGGCAACGGCACCAAACGACGGCGATCAGAATATTGGCACCGTGGATATCAAAATCACCAAATCCAAAATGGCTCCGGTCAAGTGGAACGGTGAGGAGCAGTTGGCTATCGGGCCGTCGGGTAACTACGACGTTATCTTGGCTGACCAGTTCTCTCAGGCCTTCCGTGCACTCAGCAATGAAATGGACGCTGACCTTGCGGCGCTGTACTACAAATCCTCCCGCGCAGTGGGCGCGCCGAAGGATACTCCGTTCAGCATTAAAGACGATCTGTCTGATGCAGCGCTGGCCCGCCAGATTCTGGTAGATAACGGTGCGCCAACTACCGACCTGCGTATGGTGCTGGGCGGTGAGGCGATGGCCTCCATTCGCGGTAAACAGTCCGTACTGTTCAAAGCGAACGAAGCTGGTACCGACCAGTTGCTGCGCGAAGGTGTAATCGGGCGCGTGATGGGCTTCAACCTGCACGAATCTGCCAACATCAAGCGCACGGCGAAAAGCACCGCTGCTGGCTACAAGGTAAACGGCGCGAAGAAAGAAGGTGACATCATTGTTGCTATCTCTGCGGGTACCGGTGGGATTGCGGTCGGCACCGCAGTGAAATTCGATGGTGACGACAATAAGTATCTGGTGGTGGCCGCTACCTCTTCCAGTATCACCATTGCTGCACCGGGCCTGCGTCAGGATCTGGCAGACCAGGCAGCCGTCACTGTGCTGAGCGAGTTTGCGCCAAACATGGCATTCGACCGTAACGCATTCCTGCTGGCGTGCCGTACTCCGGCAATGCCAAAAGGCGGTGACACCGCTGACGACGTGATGAACGTGACTGACCCGGTTTCAGGCATCACCTTCCAGATCGCGCTGTACCGTCAGTACCGTCAGGTGCGCTATGAAGTCGGTGTGGCGTGGGGTGTGGCATCCGTGCAGCCTGAGAACGCATGTATCATAATGGGGTGATGATAAGGTAGCTCCTTACCATAAATATTATTATGGGTTAAAATAAGCCTCTTGCAACGGGAGGCTTCATGCTTGAAAAATTTGGTTTATTGCCAGCAACGACAGCAATGGCACGTCAGGGGCAAAAATTTGGCCGTCTTGAAGTACTTATGACTGGCGTAAAAGGCAGGTATCGCTATTACGCTGTTTGCAGATGCGATTGCGGCACCGAAAAATGCGTACGCGCAGATCACTTGGCCAAGGGATCGGTCATATCTTGCGGATGTGCGCATCGAGACGCGGTAACCAGCCATTCATTAACGCACTCCGAGCACTATGGCCGCTGGAAAAATATGCTGGACCGATGCGAAAACCCTAAGTGTAAGTCTTTTCCATTCTATGGCGGCAGAGGGATTAAGGTTTGCGATAGGTGGCGAGATATGCGGGCATTTGTAGATGACCTCCCTGATGGATATTTTGAAGGAGCGCAAATTGATCGTATTGACAACAACGGCAATTACGAGCCTGGAAATATTCGCTGGGCTACGCCAGAGGCTAATTGCTCCAACAGAAGAAGCACAAGGCTCTTAACTCATAACGGCGAAACGCTATCCGCAACTGAATGGTCGGCAAGGCTTGGTGGTGGGCCGTCCCTTGTCTTAAGTCGTATTGATGAATTTGGCTGGAGCGTTGAAGACGCTGTAAATCGTCCGATTTTGAGTCAATCTGAAATAGGGCAGAGAGCCAGTGAGAAGAGGTGGGCAGGCCACCTAAAGAAGCCATCGCCACCCCGACGCGTAATAAAAACTGTTGAATACAATGGCAGCCAATACACTGCCAATGAAATTGCCGAGATGGCTGGCAAGCCTGTGAAGTTGGTGCGCAAACAGCTTTATGAGCGCGGATGGTCGGTCGATAAGGTACTTAACAATAAATAGGGGCTTCGGCCCCTTTGTTTTTCAGGAGGCCCAATGGCCGGATTGACCAAAGAGCAGCGCGCGCAGCGTGAGGCTGAAAAGCTTGCGGCACAGAACGACGCTGAACATGCTCCTGCCCAGCAGGAACAGCAGCAGGAACAGCAGCAGGAACAGCAGCAGGAACAGCAGCAGGAACAGCAGCAGGAACAGCAGGGTATTGAGCTGGTGGTCATGGTTCGCGACACCCCGGAATTCCCTGGCGGCCCGCTGCGTGCAGATGTTCATCCTGATGAAGTGGATAACTGGCTGGCGCTGGACTGGCGTCGGGAGGAGTAATCGTGAGCGACAAAGAAATCGAGCAGGAAATTCAGGCCAAAGGGCTGACCGCGCCGCGTGTAACCCCTCAGCACATCGAAAGCGTTATCGATGGTGAATATTACTTCACTGCCGAGGATGGTGTGTTGCATAACATCCGTCAACAAGACGAACTGACGCGTCTTACCGGCTACCACGACAGCCTTAAAACGCTGACCTTCTGCGTTCTGCATCTCAAAAACGGCTTCTCTGTTACTGGTGAAAGCGCCTGCGCCAGCCCGGAGAACTTCGACGCTGAAATCGGCCGCAAGATTGCCCGCGAAAATGCGGTCAACAAAATCTGGATGCTGGAAGGCTATCTGCTGAAGCAGAAGCTTTCCGAAGTCTGAGTGGAGTGCCGGGATGATTAATGACGATCCTCACTCACCAGATTTCAACAGCTACGCTAGCGTAATTGACCTGCGCGCATTCGCGTCGTGGCGCGGGTATATCGTTCCTGCCGATGATGGCGAGTGCGGCCAGATGTTGGCTCAGGCCATGGACTATCTGGAAGGGCAGCAGTGGCGCGGTCAGCGCTCCAGCATATCTCAGCCTCTATCCTGGCCGCGTTCCGGCGTGCGCTTCGATGGTGTTGACCTGCCGAATGATGCTATTCCACAGCGTCTGATTGATGCTCAATGTCGCCTGGCTATCGAATCGCAGGAGATTGACCTCACCCCGTCGGTCGCTGGCGGTGGGGCGGTGACGATGGAACGCGTCGAGGGTGCGGTAACAGTCCAGTATGAGCCGGGAACGAATAAAGCTTCTCCGTCATTCCCATGGTTCTATTCCGCACTGCGCGGGCTTGTAGTGGGCGGCAACCAGGTTCGGGTCGAAAGGGGGTAAAATGACCACAATTGCTTTTGATGGAACGCACATTGCTGCCGATACACTCATATCAGATAACGGCTGCGTTTACGGCTACACAAGCAAAATTCATCAGGTAAAAGGTGGAGTGCTGGCTACCTCTGGCGGACTGGTTGACATCACCCTGGCTATTGACTGGTTCAATGCCGGGAGACCGGCGGAAGCTAAACCAACACTGGAAAGTTTCTACGCCATCTTTATTCCAGATGTAGGACAGCCACAAGAGTATGGCGAACGGCTCGTTCCTTTGTTTGTTGTGATCCCTTGGGCTGGAGGTTCAGGTCGTGATTTTGCTCTCTCTGCTATGAAGTTGGGTAAAAATTGCCGAGAGGCTGTTGAATTCGCTGCTTTGATTGACCTTTGCACGGGCGGAGATATTGAATCAATTCGAGTGAGGGACTGATATGGCAATCGACTATCGCCGCATGCGCGCTACGGCAACGCGGCTCCTGAAGGATAACGGCAAATCCTACCAACTGACCCGAGGCGGTACCACCTCCCGCGATCAGTATGGGAAAGAGATTACCACCGAGCCTGTTATCGCGACCGTTACCGGCGTTATCACTGAATACTCCTCTCGTGAAATCGACGGCTCTCTGATTGCTACAGGCGATAAGAAGCTGGCGGCCACGTTCGAAACGGAAGTACGCATTGATGACCGCATTGAAATCGACAGCAAAAAGTGGCGCGTGGTGCAGCCGAATCCGGTTAAGCCTGCCGATGTGCTGATCTCCTATAACATCCAACTGAGGGCGTAACTATGGCAAGTTCTGCTAATCAGCCGTTCCTGGCTGTCATTCAGTTGTTCGTTGATAGCTCGAAGCAGGAGATGGACGAAGTGGTGCGCCTGACGGGCATTAAAATCCTCGCTCAGCTCGTTGAGATGTCGCCCATTGGGCAGCCGGAAAAATGGGAGGTAAACCAGACCGCAGTGGCCTATAACGCTGCGGTGCGTGACCATAATGCTGCGCTTCGCAATGACCCGGCCAACGTCACAAAGGCCGGATATCTGAAGCGTGGTCGAGCGGTTAACGATTCGATGGATATCAAAAAGCCTGATGGGTATGTTGGAGGCCGTTTCAAAAATAACTGGTACGTGGGATTTGATAGTCAGCCGACTGAATCCAACGACACGCCAGACGCCTCCGGGCAGGGTTCGAACTCCCGTGGACTGGCGGTGCTTGAGGTGTTCAGGGTCGGACAGGTCAATTCGATTTTCTTCACCAATAACCTGCCATATGCGGCAGCACTGGAGAGCGGGCATTCCGGCCAGGCGCCAGGCGGCATGGTGGGCATCACTGCGCTGGATGCCGCGCAGCTGTTCCGTGAGGCAATGAGCGAGGTGCGCAATGGCCGCTGATCAGTCAATGCGGATTGCTGGGTTGCTGGAGAGTCGGGTCGCGGTTATCTGCTCATCGCTTGGGCTGCCCGTAGCCTGGCCGAACATACCGTTTACTCCCCCGGATAGCTCACCATACGGGCGTGTTTATGTTCTGCCGGCACAGACGGTGGGGCAAGACCTGGAAGGTCAATTGCGAACCTATCAGGGCATCCTGCAGCTCAACATCATTGCGCCAGCAGGCAGCGGCGTGACGCAGGCCAGAGGGCTGGCTAAATCTGTCGCTGATGCGTTTCCTGAAGGGCTTGCGCTGGTGGATGGCGACCTGACGGTTTATATCAACGGACCGCCGCAGGTGAGACAACCCATCCAGGACCGGCCAACCTCGGCGCCCAACGGGTCCAGTGGCTCCATAACCTACACCATTCCCGTCAGCATGCAGTATCGCGCTGACTACTGACCCGCCGCTCGGCGGGTTTTTTATTACCTAAATTCAGGAGAATGCAATGGCATTCGCAATCCCTAACGGGTCGCGTGTAAACGTGGCCAAGGCCTATCTGGCCGCAATTACTTTTACTGCGGCATCCAATGCGACGGAATGCGAACTGACCGTTGCCTCGGCTGCCGGCATTCTGGCGGGTGATGTTGTCCAGGTTAACTCTGGCTGGCTGAAGCTCGATAACATGGTGCTTCGCGTGAAGTCGGTCACCGGTACCAAAATCGTACTGGAAGCGTTCGATACCACCGATACCAACAAATTCCCGGCTGGCACTGGCGCGGGGACGCTACGCAAAATTGACTCGTGGATTACCATGCCACAGGTCATGACGTTATCTACCGAAGGTGGCGACCAGCAGACCATCAGCATCCAGTTCCTGGAGGATGATAAAGCACGAACCATCCCGACGTTTAAAAACGCGGTCGTTCAGGTCTATACGTTCGCTCACGACCCGCTGCTTGCCATCTACAAGCGACTGATTGAACTCGATGAGTCAAGCGATACGACGGCAATCTGGTTCCACAACCAGCGCGGCAAAGCGGACCGCTACTACTCTGCGAAAGTCTCATTCCAGAAGGTACCAAAGACCGAAATCAATGCCGTGGAAAGTAACGAAGCGCGCATGAACTTCGAATCGGATATGCAGATTTACCCGATCGCTGATTCCTCCGCTGTGCCGCTGGCGTTCCTGACCAACCTGCCAGGAACTAAATCTGCGGCCGTCGGCTCTGCGCTGGATCTGGCCGTAGTGATGCAGGGTGGTTCTGCACCTTACACCTACGTATGGAAGAAAGGCGGTACCGCCATTCCTGGTAAAACGGCATCGACGCTCAACATCCCGACCGTCTCATCCACTGATGCTGGCGTTTATACCTGCGAAGTCACTGACGCCGCAGGCAAGACCCTAACGTCGGCGGCATGCACCGTTACTGTCAGCTAACCAATCAGGCCCGGTTCGCCGGGCTTTATTTCGCAATGAGTACCGCTGGCGAATTTTCTGTATTCGCATTACCCATCTTTTCAAACTGCGCCTTCACACGCGCTCTCTAACCAAGAACCTTTCAGAAAGCGTTCCTGAGAACTGCCGTTAGTGCCGGTGGGCCTCTTGGGGCGGCTTTTCTGTGTGAACAGGTTCGCTTTTTAAAAGGTACACACCATGAATCACCCAACCGTCTCAGTGAATGGGGTCTCCGTCCGCGTTGATGACGAAGGCCGGTACAGTCTTAACGATCTTCATGCGGCAGCGGTAGCTAACGGAGAGGCTACTGAGTCACAAAGGCCCAGCGTCTTCCTGCGTAGCGCGCAGATCAAACGCTTCGTTAAAGCGCTAAAATCCAAAGCACTAAAAAGTGCTTCGGAACAAAATCAACCACTTAAGGTTATAAAAGGCGGTGATCAAAGTGGTGCATGGGGCATTGAACTTCTGGCAATCCGCTATGCCGCCTGGATAAAGCCAGAGTTTGAGATTGAAGTGTACGAAGTATTTAGAACAGTGGTGCGTCTTGGTATCAGTGCCATGTCCCGCCTGAACAAAATCGACCACATCATCAACACTGAAACCAAGGCAATTAGCCAGTGTGCCAGCCAAATGGCCAAGTGGGGTGTTGGTGGTCGCAAGCAGCTATTACATGCAGCCCGGGATCGCGTCGCCGACGAAGTCCAGATGTATCTGCCCGGCATTAACTAATACCCGCTACGGCGGGTTTCGTTTTTCTAAGGAACCGAAATGACCAAATTCTCCCTGATCCCGAACCCGACCTTCTCCGTTACCGCCAGCATCCCGCGCGCTGGTGCTGAAGACGGCAAGCTGACCTTTACCTTCCGCCATAAGACACTGGAAGAGCTGCGCGCGATGGACGAGAAACTGCAAAAGGATGCAGCAAGCAAGAAAGCTGCTATCGAGCCGCAGGCGGATTACCTGATGGATATCGTCGAAGGTTGGGCACTACCTGACGAGTTCACCCGCGATAACGTGATCGTCCTCCTGCAGAACTATCCGCGCGCATTCGACAGCATTGGCCTGGCCTATACCAAAGAGCTGATGGGCATCCGCGAAAAAAACTGAGGCAGGTCGCCGCAGCGATGTATACACCGGGACCGACGCTCGCGGAGTTAGCCGCTTTTGGTTTAACGCCTGAGGACGTGGAGGAAGAAGTGGGGATCCTGCCATCCATATGGGAGGCCTTTACCGTCTTCTCCACGCTGGCGACCCAATGGCGCGTCGGCGCGAGTGGTGCGACCGGTCTTGATTACAACGTTCTCCCCTGGGTGTTTGAGTTACACGGGGTTGAGGATGCGGCGGCCTGCATGGCTGACCTTCAAATTATGGAAAGCGAGGCTCTCAAAGTAATGCATAAGGAGACGAAGTAATGACTGACCAGATCGCCTCGATTACTTTGCGGGCCGATGTTTCTGACCTGAAAACAGCCAGCAACGAACTGGATAAACTCGGCCAGGCGGCGGCCGGTGCTGTAGATAAAGCAGATGATCTGAATAGCGTGTTTCGCGCTGGCGCTGAATCTGCGAAGCAGGGCAGTGAAGGAATTAAGGAACAGCAGAACGCGCTCAGGGGGCTGCTGGAGAATATTGACCCGGTAAACAAGGCGCTTAACCGCCTTGATGAGCAGCAGGCGGCACTGCGAAACTTTCAGGCCAAAGGTTTCCTGGATACCGAGACCTTTCAGGCTTACAACAAAATACTGGACGACACCCGCCTCAAGCTGACCGACACCGGCGAGGCAGCAGCGCGTGCTCAGGCTGAATTAGCCGCTACCCAGGCAGCAGAGAAGCAGTCCGCAGCGTTAAAGAACCTGCTGGGTTCCATCGACCCGACAATCCGTGCGTTCAACTCGCTGGATGAGCAGCATGCGCAGCTGGTGGCACACTTCGAAGCAGGGCGCATTAACGGCACCCAGTTCGAGCATTTCAACACCATCCTCAATCAAACTCGCGAGCGGCTCTCTGGCGTGGCCGACGTGCTACCTGAGGCGCTATCGCGGCAGGAGTTAGCCGCACGTCGTGCTGGTATCTCCATCGGGCAATACAACCAGGCGCTGCGCATGCTTCCTGCGCAGTTTACTGATATTGCAACGCAGTTGGCTGGCGGGCAGTCCCCGTTCCTCATCCTGCTACAGCAGGGCGGGCAGATTAAAGATTCATTTGGTGGTGTTGGTAATACCCTCAAAGTGTTTTTGTCCTTCCTGAATCCAATAAATGCTGCACTTGGTTTGTCAGCGCTAGCATTTGGCGTGTTGGCTGTTGCTGTGTACAAGGCGCGGCAGCAGATTGATGAAGCATCAAAAATAACGACATCTTCTCTTGGTGCTAGTGGTGATGCTGCTGAACGGCTCGCGCTTAACATGGTCGCCATATCTGACAAAACAGGTAAGGCGATTGATGAAGTTAGCAAGATGTTCATTACCACCAATGATGGAGCCAGCGAATCAATTAAAAAACTGATTGATGTCGGCTATAGCTATGATGAAGCGAGGAAGGAGGTTGAAAAATACAAAAGCACGGGCAATTTCACTGCACTGAATGCTGACATTGACGCTCATCGACGAGAGATTCTTAAGATCGGTGACGCGTGGTCAGAAGCCGCTATAAAGGAGAAGAACAAGTATACTGGTTCAAATCTCGGCAAGCAGAACGTCGCGCTTGGCGGTGGTATTGATTATGGGCTGAAATTCATTGAGCAGGGAATTGACCTGCAAAAAACGATGAACCAGCTGACAATCGATGGCAATAAAGCAGTCGCAGACTCAGTTGACTGGATCAATAAAACGTGGGAATCAACCGATCGCGTTGCAGGAGCAGAGGCAAGGCTTAAAGAGGCTCGAGAGCAGTCAAGGAAAATTGCTTTCTCTGGAGATAAAGAGGCAATTGCAAACGCTCAGCAACTCATTGCGTTGCGCCAGCGTGAGGTCGAGGATGCAATAAAGCAGCGTGACAAAAAGAATAACCCCAAATCACCCACCGTAAAGGTTGATGCTGGTGATCGCACCATCGAGAACTACCAGGCTCAATCGAGGACACTGACTCAGACCCTCGAAACGCTACGTCAAACTGGTGATACTCAGGTCAGAAATACCGAACTCAGCAAACAGCAGTCACGCTTTGCGGAACTGGACGAGGCAGCCAAAACCCGCGCGTTGACTGCTCAGGAAAAATCTTTACTGTCGAGCCGTGAGGCGATTCTGAACGCCGCCAAGGTGGTTGATCAGAAGAACAAGGAAGTAGAGGCGCAGCAGAAGATTAACGGCCTGGCGCAGCAGGCGAATAAATACGTCACGCAGATGTCGGAAAAAACCGATGCATTGCGTGATAGTGCAGGCCTCAGCAGTCGGCAAACGCAGCGCATGATGGAAGAGGCGCAGCTTCGCCAGGGCTGGCTCAACGGTGGCGGTAAGCTTGAGGATGCCGGGTATGAAAAAGAACTGGCAGCTCTCAGGAAATATTATGCCGAAGAGGACAAATTACGGGGCGACTGGAAGGCAGGGGCTGTTGCTGGCTGGAATGAATATCTTGACGCCGCCACGAATACCTATGATGCCGTGAAGAACGTCGCCAGCTCCACGCTGACCGGCTTGAGCAACATGCTGACTGAGCTTATGACAACTGGCACCGCGTCAGTTAAAGAGTTCGGCAAATCTATGCTCAAGATGATCCTCGAGATAACCAACCAACTTATAGTGGCCTATACAGTACAGGCAGCGATGGGCTGGATAAGCGGTGGCAGCAAAGGCGGGAGCACACCAGGGGGATCTTACGCGAACGCTGCCGCTGGCCTAACTTTTAACGCTAAAGGCGGGGTTTATGACTCCCCAGGGCTCAGTAAGTACGTTAATGGGGTATACGACTCTCCCCAGTATTTTACTTTCCAGGGGGCGTCCAAGTTTGCGAAGGGCGGTGTATTCGCAGAGGCCGGCGCTGAAGCAATTATGCCGCTAACTCGAGACTCTGCTGGACGACTTGGCGTAAGGGCGCAAGGAGGCGGTGGGTCCCAACCTCAGGTCAATATTGATATTTACGTCGATAATAAGGGCAACTCATCATCAACCACTTCTGGTGATGGGAGTGATGCAGCAAGAGCGTTAGGGAAGGAGATCGAGGCCAAGGTGACTGAAGTCCTAGTGAGGGCATCCAGGAGTGATGGATTGCTCGGACGACAGTTCCAGCCGAAGTAATTCTCATTGAAGTCATTTTGAGAAAGCAATATCACACGTACCTAGTTACACCAAAGCATCCCCTGGTTATTATGCTCAAAACCATACTAATCAGGGGATGATAATGAAAAAGGTCTTTGTGACTGCTGTGCTAGCCTTAGCGCTTTCTGCGTGTACTGGGAGTGGCTCAAGCAGCAACACTCAAAAGCAAGCCAAGTATGATGAGCTTTCAAAATGCGATGTTGCTATCGAAGCACCTTCTCATTCGCCGACAAACAAAAAAGACTTCGCAGAGTTTCTCTCTGTGCAGGCTCACAATGCCTCAGCTGATCAGTTCGTAACTCAAAAAAGGTTGGATATCCTTCAGCTTGTTGGGTGGAATTCATCTGTAGCCGATTCCATTGCGTCGTGTGGATCAGACAGAAAAGATAAGCGGAAGCAAATGGCATCAGGTGCTTTCGAGCGGATGAAAGGGAGCACAATTAATGCAGATGAAAAGCGCGCGCTTATTGAGGCGTACAGCTCTTGGGAGGCTTTTATTACAAGTCAGACCCCGCTAGCCAAGCAGGATTTTGACTTTAAAAATGCTTATTACCGGAACCTGTAAGGTGGGGCGGGTATGACGATAGAAGAAGCTTGCAAAGCTGAGGCTTTGGAGACAAATCGAATTGTGATATGGCTGCATGCTACGAATGACAAGTCGTCTGCTGGTGAAATAATTTGGCTGGTGAAATCCTACTCTCCTTTCCATGACCGCCAACTGAGCATGTCAAGGGAAAAGGCTCTGGATGAAGATGATCACGGGGATATTTTGCTGGGTTACAAATTTTCAGCAACCATGCAATTTAGAACCCCTCCCTCTGTACTGAAGCAGCATGGTAGAATCGAGAAGAAGCCAAAGGGAAAATTACCAAAAATTGCTAGGGATATTTGGCAAGGAACGTGGGTTCCGATTACGGGTTCCAAGCCATACGATCCTAACAGTCGGTTTCCTATGGCTTCAGAGATTGGGTATATACCAAATGATGGCGGTGATTTCTTAAGGTTCTTACTTTATGTCCACCATGTAAATAGCCTCAAAATCCCTTTAAGGGAAAAAAGCGCGAGCTTAGACCTTGCTAAAAACTTCATAGGGCAAGACGGTACTTCTTTTGCGGAGTTTCTTATTAAATTTAGAGGTCAGGCGCTGGCTTTGTTTGAAAAATAATCCCCATACCAATCCCCAACGACCACCAACCGAACTTGAGCCTCGCTACCGCGGGGCTTTTTTACACCCGTAGCCGAGAGGCAGGAGAACGTTATGAGTAAGAGCATAAAAAAAAGCCCATCAACCTATGATATTAAAAAGAAAGGTGGGCTTTCAGTTCTGCTTCAAAAAATCCAATCTATGAATTTAGCCGTTACCGAATTCGAAACGACTGTTCGAGATAATCTAAAGCAATTTTTTTAAGCTCATCCCCGGCTTCACTCGAGATTTCTTTATTGAAGACTTGGCAAACACTTTTTGCTATATGGTTGGTCGCGTCTTCAGGAAGAGTGCTCATAATTGCCTTTAGCAGAGACTCATGTACCAAGGTCTTTACTCGCAATTCCGTGATTTGTTTATGCTGCTGTAAAAACAGGTCGCCTATTTCTGTGTTCATGTCGAATCCTTATCCAGAGGTAATCAGCCATCCCTCCTTCCCAGAGTGCGTCAGCGTCCCACCGCTGACGGGCTGAGTCTACACATTAACCAGGGTTATCAGTTAGCAACATCCTGATATTCAGACAGTAGCCACCCTTGGGTGGTTTTTTTTATGGAGCAAATATGGCCGTTGAGACATATAACTGGCACTCACAACTCGGTGCTGGCGCAGTGGAATACAGTCAGACCGTAAGGTCAGCCCAGTTCGGTGATGGCTACGAGCAGGTGGCTGAGAACGGTATTAACTCCACCGCCATTCAGGTTCCAATGAAGCACGCAGGAACGGAGGCGGAAGTTAACGTAGTTCGCGACTTCCTGTTGGAGCATACCGTTAAGGCTTTCATCATCACACCGCCGGGAGAAGAGAAGGGGCTGTACCGCGTTGTCGCCGACTCCGTGCGCAAAAACCAGATTAGCAGCAAATTCGCTGAGCTGACATTCACGATTAAACGCGCCTATGGCGTCTATGCCTGAGGTGGAGCATGACAGCACTGATTGATACGGCGGCAATGCTGGCGCCTGGTGGCAGGGTGCGCCTGGTCGAAGTAGATGCTTCAGAGTTCAGCGGCGGGATCCACCGCTTTCACTACAGCCCGTTTCCTCATACGCCCGCCGAGATTGAAGCGGCGAACGGCGATGAAGCTAAGCTTGGACCAAAGCCCATCATCTGGGATGGCAAAATATTCGACTTCTGGCCTTTCCAGATTTCTGACCTCGCTCTTTCGACCGACCAGGCCGCTGAGCCGAAACTTAGCGTATCGAACCTTGACGGGCATATCACTGCGCTCTGCCTGCAGTTCAAGGACATGGTTAACGCGAAGGTAAGCATCATCGACACCTACGCCGTTTATCTTGACGCGGTTAACTTCCCTGGCGGCGTTAACCCGACGGCAGACCCGACAATGTTCACGCTCCAGACCTTCTGGCTTGACACGAAAACCGCCGAAGACGACGAAGTAGTTTCATGGGCGCTCAGTAGCCCCGCAGACTTGCAGGGGCTTGTTATCCCAACCCGACAAATCACCTCGCTTTGTGAATGGGCGCTGCGCGGTCAGTATCGTAGCGGCGATGGATGCACCTATAACGGCACTGCGTATTTCGATGCTAAGGGTAACGCGGTGGCTGATCCGGCGCTGGATGCGTGTGGGGGCTGCCTCAGTGATTGCCGTAAACGGTTCGGCGCTGGCCTAGCGGAGCCGAACGCGGCCATCCTCGACTACGGTGGATTTCCTGCTACCACTTTACTGAGCAGGTAATTATAATCTGTCAGCGCGGCTAGACTGGCCAGTCGAAGAGAGTGAACGTAGACACTCCTGCCGCGCACCATCATCTACGCAACCTGCTACGAGGTTTATATGTCACGCATTACTATTTTTCCGGGTGAAAAGTACGGCTATCTTACAATTATTAAAGAAACCAAAGCCCCTAGCCATATAAAAACAAAAGGTCTCAGATACTTTTTGTGCTCTTGTGAATGTGGTGTTGTTAAGAGCATTTCCATGGGGTCACTCCGTAGTGGCGCTGTTGTTTCTTGCGGCTGTTATCATAAGAAAAAAATAACAAAACTGCATAATGGCAAGCCAATCACAGCTTATTCAGGATATTCGTCTTGGACATCTATGCTTGATCGCTGTCGAAATCCTGCTTGCAAGGACTTTCCCCACTATGGCGGGCGGGGTATAACAGTCTGCGATGAATGGAGCAACCCCGTGAATTTTGCTCATGACATGGGTGAGAAGCCTAAAGGGTTCTCAATTGAACGCATAGATAACAATAAAGGCTATTCTCCAGACAATTGTCGATGGGCAAATGCTACAGAGCAAGGTCGCAACAAGCGCAATAATCATAAAGTTGTCGTGAGCGGAGAGTCGGTAACTATGAGCGCAGCATGGCAAACAAATGGCATGAAAGAGTCAACTTTTTACAACAGACTAAACGCCGGTATGAATGCCGAAGATGCGTTAGCGAAACCTGTACGAAACCGAATCCCTTACGTAATTTTGAATGGCGAAAAAATGCAACTTAAAGAGGCCGCGTTACGGACTGGCATTAGCAAATACATTCTCAGGAAAAAGGTTAGGCCCGACCTCTCCATAACCATCTAGATAACCAAACCCGCTTCGGCGGGTTTTTTTACGGACGTACCAATGAATAAAACCATAATGGCAGCTATCCGGGCGCATGCACTGGAGGAATCCCCGCGTGAGTGCTGTGGCTTCGTTATTCAGTCAGGCCGTCGCCAGCGCTACATTCCTGTGCCGAATACGCACGAAAATCCGACAGAGCATTTTCGCATCGACGGCGAGCACTGGGCTAACGCCGAAGATATCGGGACGATTATTCGCGTCATCCACTCCCACCCGGGCGACGGTGCCCGGCCTATTCCGTCCGATCTGGACCGCCAGCAGTGCAACAACTCCGGCGTGATCTGGGGTATTTACTCACCTGACAGCGATGAATACGCCGAGATAATGCCGGAGGCGGTGCCGCTTATCGGACGTCCGTTTATCCTGGGCTCGAATGACTGCTGGGGGCTGATTATGGACTGGCACGCCATCCAAGGCGTCACGCTAAACGATTTTCGCGTCGATTACCCGTGGTGGGAAAGCCAGTACCCGGACAATCTCTACTTCGAAAACTGGGAACGTGAGGGGTTCGTTGAATGTGATCCTGCGCCCGGCTGCATGGTCATCATGCAAGTCGAATCCGGTAAGTGGAACCATGCGGGAATCATTACTGAAGAGGGTGAGTTACTGCATCACCTATACGGCCATCCGTCATGCATCACGCCATACGCTCGCGGCTACTTCAAAGACCGAACGATGATCTGCGTTCGCCACAAAGACTTGCCACAGGAGATTCAGCCATGGCGCGGTTAACCACCATTCGACTGTATGGCGCGCTGGGCGCCCGGTTCGGACGCGTTCATAAACTGGCGGTGCAGACGTCAGCGGAAGCCGTGAAGGCGTTATGTATCAACCTGGATGGTTTGGAAAGTTACCTGATGAACGCGAAGAAAAACGGAATGACGTTCGCGGTGTTTCGCGGCAAGCGCAACATTGGCGCGGATGATTTTAAGAACCTGGCTGGAAGTACCGATATTCGCATAGCACCGGTGATGGAAGGGGCAAAAAAAGCGGGTTTGTTCCAGACGATATTGGGTGCTGTCATGGTTGTGGCGGGCATCGTAGTTACGGGCATGACGTTTGGTTCAGCAGGTGTCATTGGCGCGGGGATGGTCTCCGCTGGTATCGGAATGATGACTGGTGGGATTTACCAGATGCTTTCGCCCCAGCCCAAAGGACTACAAAGCCGCGATGATCCCGATAACAAACCCTCTTATGCGTTTGGCGGTTCAGTAAATACTCTGGCAATGGGTAACCCTGTCGCCATCCTTTACGGAGAAAGAGAGATCGGCGGCGCCATCATCAGTGCAGGGATTGTCGCCGAAGATATCTGAAGATTCCTTATCTTTCAATTAGCACCAAATTGGGTGCTTTTTTATGGATGCAATATGGCAACGATTACTGGTGCAAAGGGTGGCAGCCAGAAGCAGCATACGCCCGTAGAACAGCCTGATTCGGCGCAATCAATGGCGCGCTGCCGCATGCTGCTGGCGCTAGGGGAAGGTGAGTTTGCTGGTGGTCTGGATGCGACCCGGATTTTCCTGGACGGTACACCGCTCGGTAACGCCGATGGAACGATGAATTTTGAGAACGTTTCTTGGGAATTTCGACCGGGCACACAGACCCAGACACCGATTCCGGGTTTTCCCGCAGTCGAGAACGAAACTACGGTTGGCGTATCGCTGACGAAAGTCACCCCATGGACTAGAACTATCAGCAATACCCAGATCGACGCCGTATTAGTACGAGTTGGCATTCCTGGCCTTCAGCAGCAGGAAAACGATGGGGATATTGTCGGCACTACTGTAACGTACCATATTGATCTCGCCGTTGATGGTGGGGCTTACTCTACAGTAATGACCAAAACGGTTACGGAGAAACTCAGCTCTCTCTATGAGTTGACGCACCGTATTAACCTCCCGAAAGCGAACACAGGCTGGCAGATTCGGGTCGTGCGCGATACCGACGACAGTACCAGCCAAATGCTCCAGAACAAAACGCAGGTACAGGCGATCACCGAGGTGATTGATGCGCGTCTCCGTTATCCACATACCGCACTACTGTATGTGTCATTCAATGCTAAGTCATTCAGCAATATCCCGAAGATTTCTTGTAAACCTAAAGGTCGGGTAATCCGCATCCCTCAGAACTACGATCCGATTACACGCACTTATGGCGGTACATGGGATGGTACATTCAAATGGGGATGGACGAATAATCCTGCATGGATTTGGTTCGATATTCTTACTGAGCCGCGCTTCGGACTGGGTCGCAGGGTTACGCCAGCGATGCTCGATAAATGGGAGTTGTACCGTATTGCCCAGCGCTGCGATCAGAAGGTGCCGGATGGTAAGGGTGGCAGCGGTACCGAGCCTCGCTTTATGTTTGACGTTTATATCCAGGCTCAGGCTGATGCCTGGCAGGTGATCAAGGATATTGCGGCAGGTTTTAATGGCATGACGTTCTGGGGCAACAACATGTTCAATGTTGTCTCTGATATGCCAGCGGATACGTCAAAACTTCAGATACTCACTCGAGCCTCTGTTGTCGGTAAGCCAACGTACTCCAGCGGCAGTGAAAAGAACCGCTATAGCTCTGCGCTGATTAACTTTAGTGACCCAGATAACCACTATCAGGATCGCACAACGGCAGTGATGTTTCCCGAGCTGGTTAAGCAGTTCAAGTTTAAGCAGACGCAATTGACGGCTATTGGCTGTACACGTGAAATCGAGGCGCAGCGCCGCGGAGGGTGGGTCGTCTACTCCAACTCGCTGGATCGCATTATCACTGTTCAGACTGGACTCGATGGCTTCGCCTATGTACCTGGGACAGTGTTCGCCTTTGCCGATGAGCGGCTGTCTGGCCGTGTCTATGGTGGGCGAATTACTGACTACGATGCCGGGCTGAAATCTGTAACTACCGATCGGGGAACAAGCGCATTGGCCGGCGATACGCTGATGATTCGTACCCAGGGCGGTACCGTTGAGAGCAGAACCATTCAGGCGGTTAACGGCCAGCAACTGATACTGGCAACTGCCTTTACCGCTGAGCCACTACCTAATGCCATTTTTGTTATCGATGCAGGTCAGTTGCGTCTCCAGTATTTCCGTGTAACCAATCTGACATTTAACGATGAGGAGAACACCTACAGTATCACCGGTGCAGAGTACAACGGGGCGAAATATGATGCGGTTGATAACAATGCCCGACTGGATACGCCACCGATCAGTCTGATACCGACAGGCCTGGTAGGGCAACCGTCGAACATCGCAATTAGCAGCTACGATTCGGTCCGCCAGGGGCAGCGTATCGCCACTATGGTTGCGAGTTGGGATGCGCCAGTAGATAAAAACGGGAAACCTCAGCCAGATATCGTCGCGTATCAGGCACAGTGGAAACGTGGTGATAATGAGTGGATCAATATTCCCGAAACAGGCCTGCGCAATATAGAGGTCTCCGGGATTTTCTCCGGTGATTACCTTGTGCGAGTTCGCGCTATTAATTCCGGTGGCGCTTCCAGTCTGTGGGCATCTTCTGTTCTGACTCATCTCACAGGGCGTACAGGGGATGTACCGAAACCGGTTGGTCTGCGCACCACAGCAATCAACTGGGGTATTCAGGTTGACTGGTCCTTCCCGGTTGATACAGGTGACACCTTTCAGACCGAGTTGCAGTATTCAGTAAACGGCAACGGTGATAACCCTTTGTTGCTTGCCGGAGTTCCTTATCCGCAACACACCTACACCCAACTAGGCTTAAAGGCTGGTGTTGAATTTTGGTACCGGGCTCGTCTGGTCGATCGCATTGGTAATCAGAGTGAATGGACCGACTGGGTTCGTGGTGAATCTAATGCGAATGCTGACGACTACCTGGGCGATATTGCTGATGACTTCCTGACGTCTGCCGATGGTGACCGCCTGACAGGCGACATTGATACCAACCTGGAAGCCGCATTGCAGAACGCACTGGCCAACCATGGAACGGTAGAGCATCAGTGGGCGCAGCATGGTGAAGTCCGCGCTGATATTCTGGTAATTAAAACGACGGTCGCCAGTGTGGATAAGGCGATGGCGGAAATGTCCACTCAGGTACAGGCGCAGATTAAAGATGTAACCGCCTCGCTTGAGGATAAGCTCACCGCCACCGTTGATGCTACAAGTGCTACGGCCATTCATACCCTGAAAGCCGGAGTGCGCATCAACGATATTTTTTACAGTGCCGGGATATCAATTGCGGTGCTGGCGGAAGCGGGTAAGCCGGTGGTCACTCGCGTCGGATTTAACGCCAACCAGTTCGTCCTGATGAGTGGCAGCGGTGATACGCAGTATTCACCCTTTGCTGTTGTTAATGGTCAGGTATTTATTAGCGATGCGTTTATTCAGAACGCCAGTATCACCAGTGCGAAAATTGCGGATGCTGCGATTACTAACGGCAAAATCTCAGGCGCATTCTGGTCTACGGGCTATAAAATTGCAAATCAGGGCGGTTGGTGTCTGTCTAAGGCTGATAACAACCTGTCATTTACTGGGCCCAGCGGGCGACTGCTGGTACAGCTGGGGCATATTACCGGAGTAGCGCCTAATGTCTGATTTTGGTTTTGATTGCTGGCATGAGGACGGATCATCAGCAAACTTTGGTATTAAACCAATATCAATCATTGGAACGATAAAGCTGAGTGCCGGCCAGACGTCAGGTGCATATTCGTTCAACGTGCCGGCAGGGAAGAGGCTCGGATATATGCTGGGTCTGGCAAAAACTATAGCGTATGTAGAGGGGCGCCGAACAATAGCCGTTTCAGGCAATAGTATTGTAATTGGCGCAGGCACTGATAACTCTCTGAACCAGCCTCAGGCAAATGAGAGCTATGTTTTTGTTTTTCTGGAAAATGCATAATGGCTAACAGATATGGTGCGTTATTATCGTTGAAAAGCGGCGAAACATTTATCACCCCCCAGTCAGTACCTGTTTGTCTGTATTCAAAGCAGACGTTTTCGTCAGTATCGAATGGTGCTCTACATTATATTGAGCAACTGGTTAATATACCTGATGCAACACAACCTGTTATCCCGTTTGTTCTGACATCCCGTCAGGCCGCGTGTGCTGTCTGGATTGAATCAAACGGACAACTGGCTGTACGGGCCTATGAGATACTAAATACCACATTTACCCTGACAGTCTATTTATTCACTATATTCCCTCAGCCCATGCCAAATCCTCCGTATGGGCTGGCTGTCTGGGACGACCAGACGGGGAATCTGGTTATTACTCATGAATCGAAAATCCTGACGGACGTGGTAACTGTCGGAACAATCGGGGCAAATGGAGGCATTTATATTGACGAGAGCAGAGCGGGTAAATGGGCAATTATCCCGGATGTTGCAGGTCAGCAGGTATGGCGAATATCTGGCGGTGGACCGGGCGGGCAGCTCTGGCCTGTTCCGGTTACTTTTACAGCTGTATATAACGGGGCCAGCACCCGAATTTATACCGCTGCCACTCAGGCAATTCCATCTGGTAGCGCGCAGCCAATGGCCCCTGTAAATGCAGGTAATACAGTTATTGCAGTTGAAGTGTCAAAATATTGAATGCCTGTACGATCGTTTTAAACGATCAATGTATTTTAAATGATCTGTTAAATCTATTATCTATTGTTGTCCGCTATTGATATTTTGAATATGAATAACTACAGCGAGTAACAATATGAAAATTATATTAATCGTTCTTGCATTTTTATCATTAACTGCATGTTCCGGCACTCTCGAAAAGAAATTACCCTTATGTACAGCAACGGCGATGATCGGCAATCAGGAAACAGACGTGCTCATTTACGGGATACGTAAAATTGTAAACCAGACACAATATCAGGCCGGTTATCCATTTAACTGGCGATGGGTGAATAAGAATAATTTCACCAGTTCGAACTGTTCGAATTAAACCTACAAAAAATAACCCGCTCCGGTGGGTTTTTTATTATCTGAATTCAGGAGATATCCATGTCAGCAGGAACCTTAACCCTTAACAATAACTCAGCCTCGGTTGCCGGAACTGACACCACTTTCACCACTGAGTTAGCTGCAGGTGATTTTGTTGTCGTTACGGTCGGCGGTATTACTTACACACTGCCAGTAAAGACGATCGACAGTGACACTCAAATCACCCTGATCAGCAAGTATCCCGGCCCGTCACAAGCCTCCTCTGCGTGGAATGCTGTTCCACGAGCCACCCAGAACCAGGTGACCGCTGCGCTGGTTGCGCAGACAACTGAGGCGCTTCGTGGGCTTAATTACGACAAGCAGAACTGGCAAATGGTGTTCAGCACCGGTGGTGATATTACTGTGATGCTGCCTGACGGCTCTCAGTTTTCCGGACCAAGCTGGAAAAAGATAACCGACCTGCTTAAAGAAATAGACACCGACCACCTGCAGTCCCTGGCTGACCAGATATCAGCTGATGCGGGACAAGTTGCTGTCGATAAAACGGCCGCAGCGGCAAGCGCATCAACAGCTTCAACAGCAGCATCGACTGCAACCACGAAAGCGGGAGAGGCGGCTACCAGTGCTTCAACTGCAACCACGAAAGCCGGAGAGGCAGCCACCAGTGCATCGACCGCAACCACAAAAGCGGGAGAGGCGGCTACCAGTGCGCAGCAGGCCCATGACACAGCAGCTGCACTCGGTAATTTATCCGACTTCTCTCAGTGCATAGCATCAGTAAATACCGCGACATTCGCCATTAGTATGAAAGGCGATATTTCCGCACCAACGACGGTTATTACGGAAGCCATACCGGCAATCAAAGCCGCGCCCTTTAATATAAAGCATATCTACTCCGGGAGCCGGGTATTTGCGCCTGCGGGGATGGCAACCATACAGAAAACAGGAGGTACGGGAGGCCAGTTCACATTAAACATGGCGTTCGGTGGTTACATTGGTTCTGCAGGGACGGCAGACTCAGCAGGCCCAATATTGACCTGCTCTGACGGGTATGGCTATACAAAGCACTGGCTTTTTGTGAATGGTTCCGGAGGAATCAATACCTCAAATGGGGCGATATTTCCGTCAGGTTCGGATCGACGCCTGAAAAAAGAAGTAACTGCGGCACAAACAGGTGCCCTGGACCGTGTCAGCCGGATAGAGCCTTACGAGTTCACATGGCGAGGGGATGGCCGACGAGACCGCGGGGTTATAGCCCAGCAGCTCCAGGAAGTGGACCCACTATATGTGTTTGAGGCGGGAGGTGAGAACCCGGAAAACCCTATCCTTAACGTGTCGTATCTGGCCCTGGTGTCTGACTTGATCGGGGCAGTACACGAGTTGAAAGCAGAACTTGACACGTTGAAAAAGTAAGCAATATACCACCTGAAAAACAGGACTAGTGTGCCTGACGAATCGTTAAAAAACCGTAGCCATTGTCTGGAAAGTTCAGGCTACGGGTCGATTCATAACATGATTAGAGTGCGCGCCTCGCTTCATATTACTCAGAAATAAGCCAGAACTCAGACTCCTCAAACATTTCCTGAACCGTCCGGCTTATCTGTTCCTTCTCATGCTTGCTGGCGTCAGTGTTGATCGCCGGCAGTGTCATCATCGGTTTGCAAGGCTTTGCGCTGCTTCCCTATGACACCTTCTCATCAAGCCAGTCAGCCCACCACTGCATCATCTCCCGGCGCTTATCCATGTACTGAGCGTGATTGTAAATCCCGCGTATTGATCCACTGTTAGCGTGCGCCAGTTGCTTCTCAATAGCATCAGCGGGCCATTCGTGTTCATTCATTATTGTGCTGAACTGGTGCCGGAAACCGTGGCCACTTGCTATACCTTCATATCCTATCTGGCGAATAACAAGCAGCACGGCATTCTCACTGATTGGCTTTGTTTTATCATTACGTCCGGCGAACACGAAGCTTGATATAGGCTGTGTTACCGGCCTCAGCATTTCAAGCAGAGAGACAACCTGATCTGACATTGGAACAAGGTGAGGGCGGCGCCCCTTCATCACCTCTTCAGAGATCGTAATCGTCCTGGTTTCAAAGTCGACGTTCGACCATTGCATGGACCGGAGTTCTTTTGTCCTGAGCACCGTGTATTGCAGAACCTGCGTTGCTATCCGTGAAACAATACTTCCGGAGAATCCCGCCAGTGCCTTATTGAATGCTGGTATCTGGTCTGCAGGAAGGAAAGGGTAGTTCTTCTTCCGGTATCCCTTCATGGCATCAGCCAGGTCAGGGGCCGGGTTATACTTCGCGCGCCCGGTAACAATCGCGTACCTGAATACTTCCCCGCACCGCCTCCGCGCCTTATTGGCCCGCTCCATTGCCCCACGGTCTTCGAACCTGCGGATCACTTCCAGTATCTGCATTGGTTCTATCTCGTTAATCTCCATCCCGCCAATCAACGGCAGAATGTCATCCTGGAACATGCGTGACAGTTCGGTGCTGTATACCTCTGACCATACCTGTTTTTTGTGCTCGTACCATTCCTGGTATATAGAGCCGAAAGAGTTGTCTTTGACTGACAGCTTTTTAGCCTTTACCGGATCTACACCGACAGACACGTCCTTTTTTGCAAGCCACGCTTTGTCTCTGGCTTCCTGCAATGACATGAGCGGGTATTTGCCTACCGTCATCACCTTCTCTTTACCATCGAGCTTGTAACGCAATTGCCAGACTTTCTTTCCGGTAACCGGCACATAAAGGTACAGCCCGTTGCTGTCGAGCAGCCGGTACGGTTTATCTTTCGGCTTAGCCGCGTCGATCTGCTTGATGGTGAGCAT